TTGTATAAAGTATAAAAATGCCTCTGGCATCGTAGCTAAACATCGATGGGGCTTGTATTCTCCAATTGTTATTAAAAAAACCGACTTCTGTTGCAGAATTAGGATCTGCAGATGAAAGTGGCGTTAGCGGCTGATTGTTATAATTAACCGAAATTATTTGTTGTGTGCTTAAACACAAATGAGATGGGAGAGAAATTCCGTTACTGGTACCAACCGTAAATGTCCCGACAGATCCTGATGATATAATCTGAACAGAAAGAATTGAGGCAAAACCTTTAACAGTATAAATATTGTCATAAGACGCTTGTATAACAATTTGGTCCTGAACAGCAACGTTTTCCTCATCATAACCGTTAATAATAAACGTTTGATTTGAAGTTTGCTCTGCTGTAGAATTTATGATGATATTACGTAAGCAATCTAAGACGACAACTGTTTGTCCCTGAATATTAGTAGATGTATTCTCAGGATTTAACGTTAGATAAGAATTAATTGTAGGTGCCACGATTGCTGTTGATACAAAGTTATCGACAGGAGCTAGGGGAATCACAGAGTAATATTTAAGAGGGGAGTTATAAACTCCCACCCCTGAAACATTATTGACATTAAAGAGGTCAGAACTTGTACCATTCTGTACCTGTGTACATTGTTGTCTAACAGTAGCCATTTCTAACCTCTTTTATTTTAAGAACCGAAACCTTGGCAACCTATTACAGAGCGACCGTTGTAACAAATGTTTCTGTATCGTTCGTTTCCATAAACACCCAAGTTTAAGTTTGATTGATCTGTAGATGTTTCAATCGAGAGAGGCTCACGTAAATAATGGACAAGCCCAGCTTCATAATCAGTTAACAAGAAGAAGTTTGACGGCACTGCCATGAAAGGATTCACGATAAACCCTTGATCAAGATAGTCGCCATAAGTCAATGGGTTAACCGCGTTATTTGCTGTACCTGGTTGGAAGTTTGAGCCTGTCAGAATATTAACGATGAACTGATTAGGCAGACCAACGAGATATTTCTTACAAGTGATCATGCAACGTTGACCTGATGCATCAACGATGTTCTGAGCTGTCACAATCATTGCTTCAGCAGAGGTTTCGTTTAATTCGGCAGGTTGAACAAGGTTAGAATACACACCGCCCTGGATAGGGTGATTTGCCGAACACATCGGTTGCCCATCAGGTAAAGTATAAACAGGGCTTGCATTTGAGAATGCATTATCAAATAATCCGATAGCTTCATTCTCTGAAACAAGTCTCAAATTGTAAGTAATAGCCTGAACACCCTTAGGGAAATAATCCTTATAGAGGTTGTCGGAAATCGCGATTTTTGTAATCGAAAATCCAACGCCATACTGGAAGTTCTCAGCATATCCTGTTAAGAATTCTGACATTGTACCCATTGGGATGTCAGTACCCTCAGCCATACGCGCACCAGCATTAAGCATGGCCATTTCCGCGTAGTATTCAACCGCCTTGAAAGAATCACGAATCGTCATGAACTGCTTCCACTTAGTCGGATACTGCTTGTAAAGTGTTTGAATAGAGTCGAGACCTGGTTTTGTTAAGGCCTGAAGTTGTCCAACTGTAATTAATTGATTAGCCATTTATATTACTGATGCTCCATATGTTCCGAGTTTAAAGAGTGAGTTGTTGATAACGACCTGAACAATCGTATAAGCATCTCCCCAATTATTTCCGCCTTGAACTTGCATAGAAGGCGTTTCAGGAGCGAGACCAATAACTTTTACCTGACCCCAATAACTATTTGCGAGAGGGCTAGAATTTAGATAAACTTGAGAATTGCCATTGCTATCAAGATTATCCATTCCAGCGATGTTAAAGTTGGCGCCTATATCATTCATAGTCAGGCTACCATTAGATTGAATGTTGTAAATTACAAAAGGATCTACGTTGAGGCTATACGTGCCAGATCCTCCATTATATATAGTTGTTCCAGAAACCCAGGTTGGAAAAGTAGCAACAGGACTACCAGGCTGAGACGGCCTATAAGTAACAGATTGAAAAATTCCGCAAATTACTTCCTCGAACTGGGCAGGAGGATAAGCAGTGGCAGGAAAAACCTGATTTGGACTGCCATTAACAAGGGCAACAGGTTCACCACTTCCATAGCTAGAACCATTACCAGAGTTCATAGGGAAATCATAAGATGCACCTCTTGGTTTTGCACCTAAGAGATAGCCAACTTCAGAGAAACCGAAAGGATGAAAAGCATTAGTCATAGATATGCGCCTCTTTATGTTGTTTAAAAAATAAACGGACATTAAAAAGCACAGCACCCAAGGGCCGTGAGATCTTAAACCTTAGTCCTCTGGCTTAAGATAACTCATTCATCGACTTCTCATCTCATTTACCCAAGAAAGTCGGCACTCGGTAAACATAAACCAGTCTCTCATGGCACCCGAAGGCCATGTGATCTTAATTGCGGTTAATAATTAAGATACTCAACGGTAGGCATGAAATCTTTTGTTAAACCCATGAGATTTTAACGTCATACATAAAACAGGTGGTTTCACGCCTTCCTTTTATATTATAAACATTTTTAGATAAAAGTAAAACTAATTTGTATTATTTTTTGTGGTAAAATGAGGAAAATATTTAATTGGGATAACACAAACCGAAACATAGGTAAAAACGGTAGTATCATCCCAAACTAGTTATTCAGAAGCAGGTTGTGCAACCGCTTCTACAGGAACTACGGTAGCATCAACAACGAAATTATAGATCTGTGTAGCTTGTGCAAGTGCATCGGTAAGATTATTACCTTCTATAACCATTGATAAACATGCTAGTCTTAATTCTTTATCGTCCATTTTTTTCTCCTTTAATGATTAAACAGTGCTGCAATATATTGTGACTTCGCATCAGAACCGAAGGTAACAGTTTGGCCGTTATTGCCTCGACCTGTAACAAATCCACCTTCAACACCGATTCGTCTTGAGCTTTCTGTGAAATGCTGAGAACTTTTGAGTTTCTTATTTACATATTCCATTTCTCTGTCATGAAGTTCTTTCGGCCGAAGCATCCACACTAATCCGCCGCGGCGAACTAATCCAGAATCCTCATGTTGTTCTCCATAAATATCAACAAAGCCAAGCTTAGGATAGCTTGAAGACTCAGGCGGAAGCCATCCAAATCGAATACGATGATTTACGTTACTATAATCTGAGTTGCCATAAACAGATTCTCTTACCCACATACCGACATAACCTGGAGGGGTTGCTTCCTCAGGCATGTATGTTTTACCCTTATTGTTCATTTCAAAGATTTTATCAAAATGACTAAAGTCTATCTGAGTTGTTTGTGAAGTTGCTTCACGTGACTGTGAAGCTCGTGTTTCACGTGTGCGCCTTACATTTCTTTGAGCATAAACAGTTTCATCTTTTCCACCTAACTCAACTTCTGCTTCAGGGATATACAATTCATCAATTGAATCTTCCATTTTTACCGTCCTTGACTATATTGTTTAATCAAACCTTGTTTATAACGTTCTTGAACTTCATCACGCCCCATAGATCTACCATATACGGCCTGTGAGAGTTCATTTAATGTATTTCCGAACAAATCAGCTGCATCTTGTTGAGAGCTGTCTAACTGAATGTTATTAGGATCATTCATATAATTATTGTTATATCCCGCTCTATTTACAGGGGCGACAGAATGTTGTGGCTGTTGATGCTGAGGCTGCTGTTGTTGAAATTGTTGAGGAGATGGATAACCTTGTCCCCCAGCATAATTACCCTGATTATACGCATTTTGTTGCATCTGCTGTTGTTGATACGGAAGTTGCTGTTGATATTGATGTTGAACAGCTTGTTGATCTAGTTGAGTGCGAACTCTTCTATAATCAGGCTCTTGATAACGATTATTGCGCATATTATCATCTCTTTTCTTATAACGAGGATTTAAGTTTTCATGAATTCTCATGGATAGCTCAGTATAATATTCAGTTGTCCCTATCTCATCAGCTTGACCATTTAGCTTAAGCTCTTGGATGAGTTCATACTTAATAGGCTCAACACGTTCTACTAAATTGGCATCGTAGTTTTGAGTATCACGGGGATCAAGAAAGTTATGATTTCTCAAAAAACCATCATTAAGCGGACTATTTAATTCTCTAATATCAGAGAATTGTTGTATTGCTTCTTTCTGGGCTTCTTGTAATTGAGTATCAAAATTCTCTCTTACTTTTTCTTCCTCAAAGTTCGTCTGGTAACGAGACTTTACAGTTTCGATATTACGCTCATAGACTTCTTTAAGCTGGGTAATCTTATTAAAGTCTTTGGTAATATCTTGTAAGCTATCCAGATCACCCTCTGCATGGGCAATCTTCCACATCTGGGAAAGTTCTTCTTCTTCTCGCTCTAGCTTTTCTTTTTGTGTGTGGAGAGCTAAAAACTCATTTTCGTCCTTTAAACGTTGGTTTTCTTTTTCAGCTAACTCAAATCGTATAAGAGCTTCTTCTTTTTCAGCACGTTCTTTTTCGATCTTAGAAGTAAGGGTATGAATTTTCTCTTTTGAATCGTTATGTTTCTTGCGCTTTTTCTTAGGAATAATCTCTTCTTCAATGAAATCATTATACTCATCAGATTCTTCCGCATCAGGGAAGTAAGCTTCATTGCCTAATGCTGCATTTTCAGCTTCGTTACTTGAATATTGGCGCTCGCCTTGATTTATATAATTTTCTTGATCGATAGCGTCTTGAATACCACTATCAACAGATAATTGTTGGATAGAATTTGGAGGACTCACAGGATTAAAGTCCTGTGAGTTATCATAATTATTCGGAAATTGATTTTCCATTAGCCACCTAGATCTTTATAGGTTTCTTCCAACTTTAACGTTGATTGAATATTTTCTATATGCGCCCCATCAGCTAAGCTTATGATTCTCTCATCAGTGATATACGTTAATGTATGCTGACGATAGATTTTAACTTTCTGATCTTCATATGGCCTGAAAATAACCCAATCACCATAAGTACACCACGGGCCAGAAGGAAACAGGCTGGGATTACGAAATGCATCGCCACCCATTCCTAAAACCATTCCCGTAACACCAACTTCATTATTTCTGATAGTCTCAGGCATATAAACAGAGCCGTCTTTTTCAGGAGCAACCCAAAGTTTTAAGAGTACCTTAAAACCGACAGGGAAAAGAATATCGTGACCTACTTCCTTAATAACCAGATCACTGATTTCTTTATCTGTCCACTCAAACGGGCTTTTCCAATCTTTGCTACGTCCTCTTTGTCCATGTATCATGCCTATTCACCATCTTCATCGTCTGGAGTGTGCTTAAGATTCACAGCATCAGGATTGATGATAGACATAATCGTAGGATTATTTTCAGGTAAAAATGTCGTCGGAGTAAAACTGGAAGCAGTTTCGTTTTGCTCACACCATTTTTGAATGGCATTCAAATACACTGAGAAATAATGAGAAAGAGAAGCTCTCCCTTGAACCTTAGGATCAATTGTATCTGCATGAAAAATAGAACTGACAAATGAATCTTTCATCTTATTCGCATCGTCAGCAATTACATTTAAAACATTTTTATAGAAATTGTCCGTTAGCATTGAGTTTCCTTTTAAAAAGTTAATAACTTACATTGTTTCTGTTGATTAGCTTGTCACCTTCACGTTTTACATTACCGGTGGCTTTCTTTGTGACCTTCTCTCTATATTGATCTGGCGTTTGTGTGCCACCAGGGACACCTTTGCCCTGGAAGTTCTGACCATAGTTATAATTAATAGGTACAAAAGGCGTATCTATTTGTTTAGCTGTCCGCAACTTCTCAGTTGCGGAGTTTTCTTTTACAATTTCAACCATGAATAATAATCCTATCTACAGTCTTTTTTGTCCATCATACCGCCTCTTTTCATAGCAGAACGCATGACATTGTCTGCAGAACGCATGACATTGTCTCTAGGAATAAATCGACCTACGTCCATACCCATAGCATGCGCTTCTCGCTCATCATCTGCGCCAACAGCATCACCGGCAGCATGACGTTCTCTGTCATTCTCACCGCGACTACCACCAGCACGTGCACCGCCTCGCATGTTCGTATTTGTTGGATATTCCATACCTTCGGAATCACGCTGGCGAGCCATGCCATCAACATACGCTATCGCTTCATTTCTACCCACTATCTGTGTCATCGTTTTTTCTCCTTAGGTGATTCTTTAGGTTCATTGTTTGAATCATGCGACATTGCTGTAGCAAATGATTTTGATTGTACATCTAATTCGTTTTTCGTTCTATCATTTTCATATTTTAAAGTATTAGCAAACGTTTTTTCTTGGATTTGAAGGTTATTCTTTAAAATGTCTACTTCAATCCTTTTCAACTCTATTTCGTGTTTACGTTCGCTCTCTATCTCTTGGAAGGCTAAGCGACGTTCTTCAATAACCGCACTATTTTCTTCCATCTCTAATTGACGCAATTTAATTTGCATTTCTATTTCTTCTCGCTGAGATTCTTTTTCAATCTTCAGCTGATCTGTTCTAATCTGTTCCTGCTTGTATTGCGCTTCTAGCTCAATGCCTTTTTCCTTAACTCTGTTTTCTTCCATTAGCGGTATACTAGGGTCCATAGGAGCAGGATTAGCTTGTTGATCTTGATCTTTGCGTTGTTGCGCCGCATGTGCCGCACGCATTGTAAGCTCTTGTTGCATCTCAGGCGGCATCTGTGTCGGATCTTCAGGAACCATCATACCTGTTTGAGCTTCAACTTGTTGTTCATACTCATACATATCATGCTCAACCGTATGCGCTGTTAAAGCAGCAATGAAGGCACTATTATCTTTAGTTTGATCTTGAGAAAGCGTATTAATCTCGTCTTGGTGAACAATATTATGACTCTTATGATCTTGGTTTTTATAAGCCTTAATCGGTTTGCCTTGTAATACCCATGTGTTTTCACTAACCGCATCAATTTGCGGAGGAGGAGGCGGAGGAGGCTGTGTTTTAGGATCAGGGTTCAGGATAGAATCAGCATCTTGAATCTTTAATGTCTTAAGAACTCTCTTTTGCAATTCCCGTTGATTATAAAGGTCAGGATGGGCGTCAGATACTTGCATCAAAATGTCATTAACCATCAGCTGCATTGATTGTGATGAGTTTGATGGGTCCATAACAGGGAATATCTTAATGTTTGAAGAGAAGTCACTCTTCAAAATCGCATGACTACCTCCAGGCGTCATAAATGGGTAAGCTGTATCCGGTAGAATCTGACCTAGCAAATCAAATATACGTTGGAATTCTTTTTGATAAGAACGGTAATAAGACTTAATCAATGAATTCGGCATATCACTTGTCGTGCTTAATATACCCAAAACTGTTGTAGCCGATGTATTAGCAGGGATTTGATCTGCTTTAATCTCTCGTGCAATAGAAAGGTTTTGTATGTCCTGTGAACAAGCTTGTTTCAGCTGCATAATAACAGGTGAGGGTGGATTAAAAGGCATTGGCATAAAAACATTTTGAAGCGGTTCATTAAACGTATTCACTTGAGGAATAATGCCAGGTGTGAAATTTAATTGAGTTCGCTCAGTTCTAAGCCCTGACTTCTGTACCACGTTAGGCATATTTGAAAGAACAGCCCCTTTAAGGATTTGCTGTTGAATCTTAGTCTCTGTCTTCGCTAATCCTAAGGCTAAGTGAATCATTCCTAATCCATAAGCATTAAAACCCGTAAAATACTTGTGTTGGATAATATGAGAGATAGGACGAAACAAAAAATCTGATTCTTCATAATTGCGCCAGATACCAACAATTGTATTGCTGTTCTTATCCTTAATGACTCGGTAAGGTAAATAACGCGGCGTAGGGTGGCCGTCCTTGTCGACTTCTTCAAAGCCGTTAATCTTTAAGAACGTGTAACATTCATCCCAAACATATTTCTTATTATCATCTTGAGGCGTGTTGTCGACACCCATGACCTGCTCAACTTTTCTCGTCACGGGATCAGTCGATTGATAGTTTTCTTCAATTATCCGTGTCTTAACCCAAAGTCTTTTTTCAAAGTTTGCTTCAACTTGTCGTTCCGTTAATGTAAAACGGTGCGTAACGCGTTCAGCATCATAGATAGACGAGGAACCACTGCTTATAATAATGTCTTGCGGCATTATATAAGGGGCCACGATACGGCCTTTGTGCGGGCAATAATAAGGCTTAACAAACGAACTACCACCTAGAACAGACCACCAAATAGCTTGTTCTGAATCAGGGATATATTCCGTCATCACTTCATTGGTATAGAAATTAAAGAACTCACCCGTACGATAGGCTTGATCTTCTATCTGCTGATTTATGAATCCATAGATTTTTGTCTCTGCGAAATCTTTTGACGGGAATAACGTTGAGAAAAGCTTGCAGGTAATCTTTAAACATTCTGTTAAGAACGTTGCTGCATATAAATCCGTGTCTTTACCAACATCGGTAGAAGGTGCGCGCTGGGCGCCTAAACCAAGTTGAGTTATGCCCTGTGTTAGAATACGTAACCATTTGTTTCTATCATTCTCATCTGCAGTAATAGACTCGGTTAAATGCTGACCGATTCTCTCAGCTTCACCAGGATGAATAAACTGAAGAATATTTTCATTGAAGCGAGGATCAGGAGCTTGGGGGTTTTGAGAAATGTTATAATTATCTACGAAAGGATCAACCACAGGATACCCAGGATTATAAGCGTGATTAGAGTCGTTTCCATTGTTTAACATTCCGTGGGGTAAGCTACATATGCATGAGATTTATATAAAATAAATGTAATTTACATTTTATACAATAACGATTTTAATTTTATTAAATTTATTTATAAATTGTAATGATTTCACAATGATTGCATTTTGACATCATTGTTGTTGTTTTGAGTTTAAAATGATGTCATAGTGATTGCATATTGAAATCAAAACGAATGAAGAGTGAAAAATGATAGTATTAGTAGGTGGAGAAAAAGGTGGCACGGGAAAGACGACAATAGCAACAAATCTGGCGGCGATGCGCACAGCAGTGACTGGAGAGGTATTGCTAGTTGATACTGATGCACAGTCAACATCAACGTATTGGTGCTCCCGTAGAGAAGACAATGGAATTGTTCCACGTGTAACGAGTATCCAAAAGTCCGGTAAAGCCGTTAAGTCTGAGGTTGTCGAACTCAACAAAAAATACACTGACATTATAATAGATGCAGGTGGGAGAGATTCCCCCGAACTTAGAAGTGCACTTCTTGTTTGTGATAAGGTGATATTCCCCTTAAGACCGTCTCAGTTTGATATGTGGACACTCGACAGGCTTAATATGTTAGTTAATACGGCTTTAGAGATAAACGAACCCCTTAAAGCTTATGTGTTGGTTAATCAGTCGCCAACAAACCCTGCAAGCAAAGAAGTTAAAGAGATGAAAGCTTTCTTAGATGAGTTTGATCAACTTGAGCTATTATACTCTGTCGTTTGCGAAAGAATTGCCTTTAGAAGAGCTGCCCTCGCTGGGTTATCTGTTGTAGAACATAAACCAGAAGATCAAAAAGCTAACTTTGAAATTAATAGTCTTTATGGAGAAATATACGCATGACACAAAACAAGTTTTCAAGACCAACTATATCTACTGCTGACAAAGAAAAAAAGGCTGAAGAGTTTATAGGCTTTATGGACAAAGTAGCCGATGAGAAAACAAAAGAGCGTACAACTGAAAAAGAAGATACGCACCTTTTTTCCTTTAGAATCCCAATCTCTCTATTTGATGATATGAAAGAGATATCTGCTTTATCAAGGATATCTCTCAACTCTATCTGTTTAGATGCTATCCGGTCTTGTGTTAAGAAAAAACTGAAGGAGCTAAAGGAAGATGAATAGATTTAGAGTACATATCACATTTGCAAATGGCGTACATACTATAGATGGGCCAAGATTTGAAACAGCTGAAGAGGCTCAACGTTTTTGTGAAAACTCTATAAAATTTAGAGAAGGAACTATCTTTGAAATTTGGAAACTTGGTGAAGATCCTACCCCTGATAAATTAGATATTGTGGGAAAATTAAACATCGATTGGGAATATCAATAAGAGCTGAAAGATGAGGGATAATATGGGAGATGGAATTGATGAACTATTGCCTCGAGAAAAATCATATAGGGTATGGCAAGGGCTAGGATTATATCTAGAAGTAATACCTAACGGTAGCAAGTATTGGCGTTTTAAATACAGATTTAATAAAAAAGAAAAGCGTCTTGCGTTAGGTGTCTATCCTGAAGTTTCTTTATCAAAAGCACGTATAAATTGTCTAAGGGCCAGGAGTCTTTTGAAAGAGGGAATAGATCCGTCAGTATTAAAACAAATTTATAAACGTGCAATGGGAGTATAGATATGGGTGCTTGTTATTATGCCTACAACGAAAAAGAAAAGAAATATTTCAAACCCCCTAAACATAAAGATAAGGGTTATGACTTAGGCGACAAAGCCTATCAAATATACCAGCCATGGAATCCTTTCCCTAATATGCTTTTGATGATGAATGTATATACAACAGATATCTTCGATGAAGATTATTGGAAGTTAGGATCAGATGAAGCTATAACTTCACCAGGCAATCTTGATGATTATGAGGATATTACAGAACAAGTTTACAAAAAGTATCTATATCATACTGTCCATGATTAGCGCTGAATAATAATCGGAAATCGTCTAACGGTAGGACAACAGGTTTTGGTCCTGTTAATATTGGTTCGACTCCAGTTTTCCGATCCAGTTTTCCTAATTTATGCGCAGCTGTCCTGATATCAGTCGGGGGAGGAGGGTGTCACGGAGTTTTGCGAGAGTTTGTACTTGTTCTACGCCGCGATTTATATAAGAACTGGCTTTTGCCAGGGTTGTAAATACCCACTCAGATTCCATATCCAAGACCTCCGAGCTTCTGTCTAATAACTTCATCGAGCTCTGTGCCTTTCGCCATTTGCTCACTCAACTGTTTGGTCAGTTTCAGCATTAGGGTGTTAAAGTCTTCATCCGTATCTTCTACATCTTCAACACCCACATAACGACCTGGTATTAATACATGCCCATGCTTTGCAATATCCGAGATCTTCACGCTACAACAAAACCCGGGTACGTCTTGATATGTTCCAGCATCTTTCTCACCTCGCCAAGCGTGATACGTACCCGCAATGCGTGCTACGTCTTCATCTGTTAATTTTTTTCGTGTACGATCAACCATCACTCCTAGTTTGCGAGCATCAATAAAAAGCACTTCACCACGACGATCTCGCCAACCGTTTCCTGGGTTTTTGTTGCGTGTGAGAAACCATAAACATACTGGAATTTGTGTTGAATAGAAAAGTTGACCAGGTAGAGCAACCATGCAATCCACAACGTCTTGTTCAACCATCTCACGGCGTATAACATCTTCATCTGATTGCGCTGATGACATTGATCCATTAGCGAGGACTACACCCGCACTACCATTAGGGGCAAGATGATGAATGACGTGTTGAAGCCAAGCGAAGTTAGCATTGCTAACAGGTGGTGTTCCGTATTTCCAGCGCACATCTTCTCGTAATCGTTCACCTTTCCAATTAGAAATATTAAAAGGGGGATTGGCAAGAATGTAATCCATTTCCATATTGGGAAACTCATCATTAAGAAGAGTTCCTTCATTATTCCAACGTATATCTGAGTTCATATTGTGCATAGCAAGATTCATCTTTGCCAAACGCCAAGTTAAGCGATTTAATTCTTGCCCATAAAATGTAATATTTCCAGTATGCGTTTTGTTGCTATGCATAAACATACCACCAGAACCACAAGTAGGATCATAAATACGACCATGAAAAGACTGAAGCATCTCAACTAGTAATTGGACCACAGAGCATGGTGTATAAAATTCACCACCAAGTTTACCTTCAGCACCAGCAAATTGACCAAGGAAATATTCATAAACACGACCCAATATGTCTTTAGATTCTTTACTATCATTCTCAATCTTAGAAATAAGTAAAATTAATTCACCTAAACTTTGTTGATTAATTTCAGATCTTTCATAGTCTTTTAATAAAATATCTTTGAGTGATTCATTATTCTCTTCGATAGATAACATTGCATTATCAATTAATGTGCCAATCTTTGGTTCTTTTGCATTATCTTTAAGATATGACCACTTAGCATTATCACGAATTAAAAAACAATTTGAATCAGAAATATATTTTAGGAAAATTAATCCAAGAACAATATGCTTATAATCAGAATATTCTATATTGCCGCGCAATTTCTCTGAGATTTTAAATAATTGATTTTCAAAAGACGGGGTTGTTGATTCAGATTTCATTAATTATTCATTCTTCTTGATTTCATTATAACATCATTATAACATCATTATAACATCATTACGATGTCAAGAGACTAATATTTGTGAGTTTGGTATGCATATTGGTATTTCTCTTACAGTTTTTGAGTTCACCGCGATGAGGTGGTCACAATCTGTGACCAACTGAAAATGAAAGCCAGTTGTGAAATTCCATAAGTTTACAAATTCTTTCCTTTTTTCTAAACGCTAATTTTTCATTAAAGCTAATGATTATGCCAAGTTATAGTCAATTTTATGGTGCGAAAAATAACACTACATTCGCTCAATTTTGCGATCTATTCTCCAAGGTATGTTCAAGCGATCACAAGATTGCTTATGAAACGTCATAAACCAAAGGAGTAAAAAAATGGCACTTAATAAATTTATCCGCGAACCTGAATGTTTCTTAATTACAGGATTAAGTCGTCCGACCAGATGGAGACTAGAACGCGACAACAAATTCCCTAAACGTCATAAGATATCGCAAAATACAATTGGATGGTTAGAAAGTGATATTGAGGCCTGGATCAATAGTAGAGTAAATAACTCTCATGAATAACCGTATAAACATCATTACGATGTTGTAAGGATAGAAGTATGAGGGATAATTAAATGACAAAGAAATTTAAATTTATCGATTTGTTTGCAGGCATAGGAGGGTTCCACCATGCCTTTCATGATCTTGGTGCGGAATGTGTCTTTGCCTCGGAAATAGACCCTCATGCTCGAAAAAGTTACGAGTATAACTTAAAAGGCATATCTCCTAAGTTATTTTCTTCTAATAAATTTAATGATGATATTTTAAAAATCGCCAATGATGCTATAGACGAAGAAATCCCCGACTTTGATATTTTATGTGCAGGATTTCCATGTCAACCATTTAGTCAGGCAGGATTTAAGCGCGGCTTTAAAGAAGAAAAAGATTCTCGTGGAAATATGTTTTTTAAAATAAGGGATATAATAAAAGTTAAGAGGCCTAAAGTTATATTTCTTGAAAATGTTAGATATCTTCTAAAACATGAAAACGGTGAAACATTCTCAATTATAAAAAATATTTTAGAAAAAGAATTAGAATATGATTTGCATTATGAAATAGTAAAAGCTTCCGATTTCGGTCTGCCACAGCATAGACCCAGACTTTTTATAATAGGTTTTAGGAAGGAAGATAAATATATAAAACCCTTCAAACCGCCGATAAAAATACCTTTAAAACTAACTATGTCCGACATATTCGGTGGTGTTTGCAACTCAACGATAGGATATACCTTAAGGGTTGGCGGGAGAGGTTCGGGACTTAATGATAGAAGAAACTGGGATTCTTATTTGGTTAATAATCTGCCTATTCGTTTAACTTCTAAAGAGGGACTTGCAATGCAGGGATTTCCGAAAGATTTTAGATTTCCCGTATCGGAGAGCCAAGCTATGAAACAGCTCGGCAATAGCGTTGCCGTTAATGCTATTAAAGCTTATGGAAAAGCTATTATAGAAAGGCTAAACTCATCCATTATCTAACAGGGCATATCGTGGCAATGGCGTGTAGAAAGATCAGCTGAGATTGATCAAATCGCTCTAAAACCAAACAATTCTTATCATAGTCGACAATCACACCATCTAATTTGATGCCATTTATGAGATACATCATAACTTTTGTTTGCCTATGCATAAGGGAGGCTAGAAAAACAGTTTCTATTTTAGATTCAGTTCTCATTAATTATTCCTTCTTTTTGCTATCGTTATGATGTCGAATTGCTATCATTATGATGATGTTTTGATGGCATTATGAATGATAGTCCATCATCTTTCCATCTCATGTGCTCATTAAAATATTCATCATTTCTAATTTTATTTATGAGATCAAAATTAGCTCCAGAGTCTATAGATTGAATGAGGTGGATATGCTTAATAATCCCATTGCTATTGCTTTCCTTATAAGGAGATAGGATCTTAAACCATATTTGATGTTTATTTTCGAAAAGATAAACCCAAAAGGCTAAGCATCTATGGGAACCTTCTAAGAAGGTATGAGTATTAGCTTGGAACGTATGAACACAAACAGGACAGTAGAAAAATCCTTTGTTTGATTTATATTTATCATAATTATAAGAGATTTTCTTCCTAGGGTGGCTCTTATGTCCGCAATTCAAACAATGAATGCAATCTGGGAAACGTAACTTAATTAATAAGTGATCATCTTCAAGTGTATATTTTAGGTAATCTTTGTATGGTTTTCCCATTTCTTATTCTTTTTTACTTTCCGTCTTAATCAATGCCTTTTCTCGCATCGCATTTCTTTTCATAACGCTTGCTTTTTTGTAATTCAAGCAATACTTCCAGTTCTTTTTACGTTTAAGCTTATGGGATGTCACTTTTTACTTTCCATAATGCACATTATGCGACAGACCAATATGAGGAAGAAGATAATTGACTAGCCCTTGTATAAGCAAGAGCTAGTCGTGCATACATACCTATAACATGAATAAAAGTCATATGCACAAAAGGGTTCCAGGTGTAACTCTCTCAAGATATATTATATACTACTCAATATCTGAGTTCAACTAATTAGGCTTCTCTTCATCATCACAAATCATCAATTTCAATGTATTTATATTTAGTATAAACTTGTCAATGAGACTTTGCGCATACCCTTTGTCAATTTTCTGCACCGAATAAATACAAGAAGCAATAATACTACCTGCAATTGAAAGATGTTGCTGTGGATGATGCAACGAATTAATCTCAGGCGTTATTTTTTCTATGACGTTTACCACATCTTGTACATCATCACTTTTTTCTATTTTCTCTAATTGTTCGAATGTCATTAATTTAATTGTCATCTTCTCTTACCTTTATGTATTCATCCCTAAGAATATCTACCAACATCTTTTTTAACTCATATTTTGCATCATTAAAGTCTGTAATCGTTATCAATACAAAGTTCCTCAACATCTCTTTATATAAAGGTTTATTATCATAGTGATAAAAGATCACGTTATCAGCTAAGTCTCTGATATTTGTATTGTCTGAATCATCTAGTGCTATCATCAATTGAAGCAGAGGCTCTTTAACCTTTTTAAAGAAATTTAGTGCAATTTGTTCTAAGCATTGTCTTTGATGCAGTAGCATTAGCTAATATCTACAGAAACTGAACTATTAAGCATCAGACGCCCCACAAAACAGTTGTGTATATCGCTAAACTTCATCAGGTGCTCCTGGAAATTTATCGGGATAAAGATTATCTATTAATGCTGTTCCTCTATTAACGCCAATTGGGATTAATGTTTCATCGTCATTATCCTCTATTTCCTTAATTCTATCCTTACACAATTGACGATTCAAAACTATCCATTTTCCCTTCTCAGTTATCCAACAACCTTGTAAACAAGTCCCATAATCAACCAAATCTTTTCCATGAAATAAGCATAATAGGGTATTTATGTATTTTTCTAAGCCCAGATGAATGGCATGCTTTGTTCTATCCGATAGGTAATCAGATAAAGTAAGGTGAGCATAGAAAATGTTTTTCAATTTCTCTAAAGTATTATTACCTACATAGTTATCCATGCCATTATACAAATGCTTAAGAATGGTTAAGCAATCATTATCATCAAAGTTATTTGAACCTGTAAAACCTAAAAAATGAGATAAAAGCGTATCCGTATTATCTAAGTATATGTAACCTTTGTTAGGATCACTTACCCACATACCAGAATCTGGATCTTCTATCATATAAGCCAAACCAAAAGGACAATTCGATGCTCTGTATATATCAGCCCATTTGTTTACTTCATTCATTTTTCTTCTTCTTTCTTATCTGATTTAAAAGCTTCTTTTATTTCATCTACAGTATCATACCCACCACCTTCACCACGATAATGAATAACAAACTTATCTATATGGCCATTAAACTCAAACTCATGGATGAAATCTTCAGACATTACAGTCCTATATAATGGATTTAACATCAAAGGATCTGCAATATCTGGAGGATAAACACGCTCTTGAATAGCTTTCTTTAATGCTTCCATGCGATCTGGTGAATTCTTTAAATCTTTCAATTCAGATAACAAATCAATTTTTCTAGCACTTGCTAACGCATCCTTAGCGAGTTTATAAGCCTCAATGAAATCGTTGATTTTACTCTCAGGATACATAATAAACGCATTAATCAAATCTAGAAGGTCCAAACGATCCCTACACGTAGAGCCTTCTGTAGCCCTTAAAAAGGCTTTCTCGAATCTAGAACAATCACGATACTTTAGTAGAAATTGATCAATAGGATTTATAATCATCTATTAGCCTTCTTACTTCTAAGTTTGCGTTTTGTTTTCGTTAATTTCTTCTTCATTACAACACCGCCTCAATAATCTCTGGATCAGCCTCAACAATCTCCTCAACCACATCTTCGACGATAAATTCATCTTCTTTGGGTAAGCAATAAAAGCCTATACCAGCTACGAGGAGAACAATCAATAGACCTAATTCATACTGTTTCATTGGTTTAATCCCTTCAACAAAGCATCCATCTCCCCAATCGTATACATTGCTGGTAATTCATGGCTTCCCAGCTGTACGTGATCTGAATCTGTTGCTGGCTCTGGCCAATTACGCCCTGGTGTTAACCCCACCAATAAAGCTTGTGCTGCCAGAATATCATAAATAGGACCACCCGCCATGTCTCCATCAACGAATATGTCACAAGCTTTTCCTATGAGATGATAGCTATAAATGAATGTGTGAGTAACCTGAGGACCATTAGCCTGAGGCCCTACGCCTTGCAATACCGATGCCGCATAAGGCGCATCATTAGCAATCAACATCGCTATCTCAGCATTAACTTGATCAGTTGTCCTGCTTTGTCGCCATAGCTTAGCCTGTTCTTCCAATGTCCGAATGCCATAATATGGATTAACAGTGTGTCCGAGTGCTTCCATATTTGTTAATAGCTCTTGAAGCAATTGGGCGAATGTAGGGTCTAGTTTTGTAAAATCAATTGTCATTTTCTTACCTTCTTTATGTGTATTTTTCATAAAATAAAAAATTATTCTAATTTATTCAAGTGTTTTAGTAATTAATATCACTATACGTTAAGTTCGGACTCAAGTGCGAAATCAAGCTTGGATCATCACGCCATCTATGTTCTTGTACAGGTGGTTCTTCTGTCGGTAAATATACTAGCTCACGTGCTCTTATTTCAATAAATGCTTGAGATACAGCGTCGACTAAGTCTTGATCTTTAGAGGTAGGACACCCTAACAGGGCTTGCATCACTCTATTAGCAAATGGATACAATATACCATTCTCATTTGAAGGTAACCATACAAGCCCTTGCTCTACCGTGATACTAGCTAACCGTGCACGTCTTGTTTTGCCTGATTCATCACTGCCACCACTTAACCCACGAACATTAGGATTAAACCCGAATATGGGAAGGCCTGAACGATTTAAGTCTTGAATTATTCCCTTACCTTGGAGTGTATCCTCTATGAGTATGATGTCAGCTGCCTTAGATAGTGCAGGGTCTCTCATCTCGATAGAATGAGATCTAAGAGATGGGTTTATACTGTGATAGTTCCTACCTAATCTTATAATCATTCGCCTTAGATCAGGTTGCTCTAGTTTCCCTGACCATGCGCCCAATAAGATCAAATGAAATGCATTGTCAAGCGTTTGAAAGACGCCGAAGGTGCAGCAAGCTGATTCGCAGGCGTCAATTCCAGTCGCAACTGCTGTGTCCCAACTCTGGACTATACATAAACAAGCAGGTGCCTTTCCTTCATCCCAGATATTAAACCACTCCCGTTTGAAAATGTTACCTGATTCTGCTGTCGGTAGCTGTTGGAGCTGAGAGCTTCTATTATACTCTGTACCTAGCATGATCTTTAATTCATCTACATAAGAGCGTGGCATACGTGATGGCCAGAGGAGTTCTTTGTCTTTAGAACGGGGATCAGTCCAGGCTGTCTTACTATCACCGATAGGAATCGTTACACATTTACGAGCTGGATCAAATTCCATGGGTAACATCAAATGATATGTCTTGGGTAATTTCATGTCTAACAGAAGCTGAGCCGCATCCTCCTCATGTAATCTTTGCATAATAAGAATGGTTACGCTAGTTGTGGTGCTGTCTTGACGCACAAAGATCGAATACAGACGGGCACGCGTTCTATCTCTTAATGTCTTATAGATGATGTCGTCTGCTCTGTTGATATCATCAAATATGTTAATGTCTCCACCATGACCAACAGCATTACCGCCAATAGATTTAATAATGCGTTCTCCGCCTCTCATATTAGCGAACCTAGAGTTGGTATTCACATCCTTCCGCAACTTGACTTGAGTGCCCCAGAATTTTTGATATAATTCAGACTCTATAATGCGTTTGCATTTAATAGAGTCACGCATAGAGAGATCTTTATCACCTGTTAGACAAAATACCTTCTTATGAGAATGTTTTATCCAGGCAAAAGCGGGAAAGAATACGTTACAGATTAAGGATTTCATGCAACGAAAAGGAATATTAATAACAAGGTAACGTATCTTACCTTCAAGTGTGGCCTGGAGATGCAGAGCTATATCTCTGATATGCCAATTGTCAAAAAACTGGTGTTCTCCTTCTACAATATGCCAGAAAGTCTTGATGAAATAATGAAGAGACTCTTCACACTTGCGCTTAGTCTCTTGCTCTTCTTCAGTTAGAATAACGAATTGATATTTACGTTGCTCTTGTACTTCTATGCATGATTCATGCCTCTTTTTTAGCAGAGTAGCAACTGACATCCACTAATCTTGAAAAACAATCATGATATCTATAAAAACGGTAATAAAGAACACAATGCCTAGAAACATAGCTGCCAAACAAATAATTTTCTCTTCCCAAGTCGCATCCTCAAGATAGTTTATGAATTCGTTCATCATCTATACACCTGTCTCTATAATGTTTTTTACACTATAACAAAACAGTAACAAATTTTATATAAATTTTATTTAACTGATAATATAAGCATACCTGCTGTCGTAACATTATTAGGATTCTGTAACCCACCTATTCCATAATGATCAGGTGCTGTATCATCGTCGTGAGAAAAATCTTTACCATGATAAAAATGTAATTTAATCAACCCTTCATCTGTCCAATAATAAGAATAATCTGATGTCTTGCTCGTCTTCCATGGCCAAGGCCAGCCTTGAGAAGGATCAATATAGGTTTCTAATTTCTTTATCTCATCTAAAAATCCTTCTTCATTTCTGGCATCAAGAACCTCAATAACTCCGGAGGGGTATCCATCATGAGATACACTCCCTACCCACTTTGAATCTTTCCCTTTACCAATATAGAAATCTGCGCGTGTACCCATCTAAAAATCCTTAATGTCTATGCCCACACCTAAGTCATGAGGCTGTCGTGCTGGTAGCCCCATTTTATCAACTCCATTGCCATTTCCATCGAAAATATCTAAATGACGGGCTTTCCTTGAAAGTTCAAGCGCCTCCTTAAATACTTGGAATAAGTTTTCGTCTTCGATATTGTCCATTCCCTCAATTGTGAATATTCCATGTTCCCATTTGATGGTAATTTCATGACGATTAATGAATGTTATTATTCCATATTGTTTTTTATTTCTCATTTAAAGCTCCGTTATCTTAATAGGATACAAAAATTCTACCATTTTCTTGTTCTTGATATATGTAGGTGTCCTTTTCCCCTTCACATCTTCAACACCAATGTTGCCGTCTTTCCATACCACATAGAAATCACAGAGATATTTAACATTACCCGGAAGATGGAATGGAGCTTGCCGCAGGAAGTACAATACTTCTCCCGCTTGTTGTAATAACTTAAGCTCACAATATCGATTTGCTTCCTTTTTAGAACTAAAAGGTATGGCGTCAATAGTGGTACGTACGTTACGATACTTATTCATCCTCTAAATAACCTCGTTAACATGTTTACATCCATCACCATCAATCTTTCCTCTTCCTAGTATGTTTCTTACGCTTATGCAGCTTGTTCTTTACATATTTACGCTTGGTGCGTGCAGGTAAGGCTGTATCTATACAAACAATAGGATTACCGTTGACATCAACACCAATACCGGGTGCATATCTAGGATTATCCGTAGCAAATATAAGATTGAGACCAGACGCTGGATCTACCTGAGTCTTAACCTTCATATTACCTTCAGAATCGCCAAATAAGTATTCACTAAAAACTCTTCTCTTAAAGACAAACGTCCTCCCAATAGTCTTAGCAAACCATCCATCATTCGCTTTAATGGGATGGCTACACATAAATTCCCACTTGCTATCATCCACAATATATTTAGGCATATGCGCATAATCTTCGTGCGAATAACTATTGTAATAAAGATAGGAGTATAGTTTATTTTCTTCTTCTTTCATTTTCTTTTCCTATTTAATTTTAAAAAATATCTGTAATTCTCTCCACAGCTTGTTCCTTGCAAGATCAGATAATTTCAGCCATTAGATACTTCCCGTTAGAGTTTTACATTGATCATTATTCAGAGTTGCGCCCGGCTCTTTCTTCTTCTCGTGCCCTTTTTTAAGTTCCACAATATTCCAGTTAAGATCATCAATATTTTTACGTTGAATAGCAACATGCGACTCAAGTATATTTATTCGATCTTCCATTTCATTACTCATCATTTACCCTTTCTACCGCCTCAAGCTTATCCAATCTCTCTTTATGTCCCTTCAAGCTTATATTGATCTGTGTCAATCGACCATTATTCACAGCAACATCCGACAATGCTTTATCTAGTTTTTCTTCTATCGCTTTTATTTTCTCTTCCATAGTATAGGATATCCTAAATTTGTATTAAATTTGTATTTTTTAATACAATAATTAAATATATGTTTTTAACTTACTTCATGTGTGTACTATATTTTATTTTGTAATTCTTTCATTTTGTTAAAAGTCATAGTCAAAAGCGATGTTATATCTAAGTTATTAATTGGAATTAAAGATAATAACTCTTCAACTGTTCCAACTGTTGATACGTCTATACTCGGTGCTGTACTATCTGCGGGAGCAGTAGAAGCAAGAGAGTATGGATTATCTGTACTTTTGCTAATTGCCCTCGCAAGAACTATCTTCTCCATTCTCTAGTCTTTAGTCTCTCAAGACTCTCTAGTCTCTCAAGACGTTCATTGAACTTCACCATATGTGATGAAAGCCCATTCATACCTTCATCTTGTATATCAATATGTTCTTCAAGCGTCTTTATTCTACCTTCCAAGCTCTTATCTCCCTTATCATTCCACCTACGTTTCATTTCTTTTATCTCAAGATCACTTACCATATCATTCTCTCCCTCTGATAACCCAACACATCCCTTAACTTCTCTGAAGTTCACAAGACTCTCTAGTCTCTCAACAAGACGCTCTCTTTCACGCATATAAGAACACTTACCCATCTCTCCCACAAAATCATCCCTATCTATTCCACCTAATAAGTCCGCAAGGTTCACTAATGCAAAATGAATGAGTAATCTATGTGCTGTGCCATCTGAGGGAGCAGTAGAAGCAAGAGGATTAAGCTTGTCATTCAGTTGTTGAAGGAAATTGGATATAGCAGAGAGATGGGATACAACAATTTTTATATCCATGCTTATTGTTCTAATATCTTGTAAAATTTTCATGATTTTGTTCCTTTAAAGTTATATACTGCTAAATTATCGCCATCTTCTATATTGTTCGTTAGTCATTTTCTTTCCTCTGGAGGAAAGAAGGGTTGATCAATTTGCTGAATATCCACAGCTCTTGGAAAGTCCTGGCGGTGAGAATTACAAATCATGTCTTTCAATTCCTCTTTAGCTCTTCCAATTCTTGCATTCCAATCTATGCCTTTTCGTCTTACATACCATTCGCCAATGATGTAACAAATGTCATCTTCTTGCTCTCGTGTGAGAAGAGTTTTCATTTATCTTTCCCCCCTGAATTCTGATGACGATATAAACTTATTAATTTTATAAAGGATTATATTTCTATTGAAATGCATCATAGAAACTCGAAAAGCGTATGCGTGTATGAATGTTATCATGAATGCTAAGAAAGACTTGATCTCAAACAATGCAATTACAAATGCTGGTAACATAATTTGTAAAACAATATTCATGCACAATACTAAATATGTTTTTTTCATTTATCTTCCTCCTCACAATATTTCAATATTTCATTTTCAATATTCTTCAATATACTATAGCTTGTCTTGATATTAACAACCTTGCTGATTTCATTATTAATAATACTGTTCATTATTTCGTAAGCTTTTAGTCCTTTTTCACTTAGACTAATTAGGTTTACACGTTTATCAAGACTCTTATCTTCTATGTTTACATATCCCTTAGAATGAGCTAGCCCCACATAGTAAGAGACGCTTTCCTGTTCTAATCGTGCTTTTTTCCTAAATTCAGTAACTGACATTTTCTTATTAAGATTACCCAACATCTGAATCATATAAACAACTTTGTAATTCAGTTCGTTTACGTCTTGTTTTTCGAGTTCATTTAAAAGAAAAATTGATAATTCCTTATTAAGAGAAAATAGCAACTCAGTAAGTTTAAAGAAGTCTTTGCCTGTAGGGATATAATTCAAATTTATCTTTCCTTTTTATAAGTTTCGTAGCCATTTTTGAATCGAAAAAAGAACTTCAAGAGGCAATTCTACTAATTCTTCATTTCGATCAAGTTTCATAAAGTTATTGAGCACAAGATTTGCCGTCCTTGTTGCCTTAGCGTCATCTGCTATTATTGCTGCTTCCTGTTTAAGAACCCATAAGGTTTTTAAATCCTTCTTTATCTTCTCTATGTCAACCGGCACAGGTTTTGTTTCTTTCGGTTCTTGTTCCTGAGGGTTTGCCGGTTGAGGTACAGATAGTTGTTTCTGTTGTATCTGATTATTAGTTTTCACATATTGATTAAGTGCTTTTCTATTATCATAATTTGGTAAAACAGAGTTGCCGTCATCATCATCATTAGCAGCAATCCCTAGCAATCCTAACAGTCCTCGACACTGGGCATACGTCATACAAGCGCCCCACTGCTGCATACGCATAATAGGGAGAGGTTTCTTTTTTGTTGGATCTACAATTTCATTCTGATTATATTTTTCTTCAATAAGAAGTTTAACAAAAGACGAAACAGATGTATTACTTTCGGCATGAGTAAGATTAACCACACAAAAATCAGGTAAATTTTCGGGAACTGGAAAATTTACTACAATTCCATTTTGTTTTAAGACAGGAGTAACACATTTCAAAACATGAGGAAGACTTGCATAAGAGCTCCGAAATACAGGGTTTTTAGCATCCTTCTCGATTGCTTCAAAATCACATAAAAGTAGCTGTGTATATATATTTTTTACTGTCATTCTCTAGAACTCCTTACTTTGACAAATTCTTAATGTTCTAACTTCACTCGATTTACAAGAGTATTTTAAATAAAGTTCTGGATTTTCTTCCTTAAATAGCGTTGAATCGAAAGACGTTCTAGAATGAGCCTTGTAAGACAACATAATCTTACCATCTCTTCCTAACAAATAATCTGATTCATTTATATAAGAAATTATCCCAGGCTTTAGATTCTTTTCTTCGGCCGATAAAATCTCTAGTTGTTTCTTAATCTCTATATATCTATTAACCAATTCTTCATTTTCTTTATCAAGTGTCCTTGAATTCTGAAGCTTATTAGCTAAAACGATTTCTGAAGATGTTTTACCTCCAGACTGATCTTCTATCTTGTCAGCCCAGCTTAACCACCAGTCTTCTTTTTCTTTAACGATCATTTGGATCATCCTTACAAAATGTAAACTCTAATTGATGGAGAGCCATATCATGGTGAGGTTTTTCCTCTAAATATGTAATAACCTTTGTTGCTAATCTAGATATCGCCATAAAATCATTAAGAAGAGTGTCAGGATAAAGAGCCTCATCTAACGGTATGAGGTCTCTTATCATAAAATACTTGTTGAACTTGCGTAACGTTCTTGCAATATCTCTTGTGTTTTTTCTTCTCTGACTTATCAAATAAGCATCTTTGTCGTTAGTTAATTTTCCCTGCATCAATCTTTCCTATTTTAATTAAATTTATTGCAATATTCCGCAAAAGCTAGTAAATGTTCATCTTTATGGAAAGGTATTTGTGTACTTCTTTCCCATATGTAAATAATTTTCTGAGAGTTACTTTGGTAAATAGCCTTTGTAAATATGTTGCGTTTTTCCCGTAAGAAATAAGAAAATGTCGGCGATATCTCTATACCTTCCATAACGATAGGTTGATAAAGATGGTTGATCGTTATTAAATCAAATTCTTGTATGTTCATGATCTTCTCCTAGATTTTTTTCACTTTTCTCTTTGTTCTCATGATGGATAATTAAAGTTGAAATATCTTCATGCTCTCGTCCGCAGGCTAGAACACAAGCCGTTTCTCCAAATTTATTGTTAAAATGCGTATTAGCCCCGGATTCAATAAGGAATTTTGCAATATCGTAATAGCCACATATAGCCGCATGAATCAAAGGCGTGTCTCCCCGCGTATTTCGAGGGTTTAAATTACAACCCTTTGCAACAAGGATCTTTACAATGTCAATGTGTCCTCCGTAAGACGCTATCGACAAAGCTGACTCTCCGAAAACATTCTTAAAATCAACATCTGCGCCCTCTTCAATGAGAGTTTTTACTCTCTCAAAGTCTCCCTCTTCTACAGCATCTACTAAAAAACCACTGTGTAATTTATTTTCCATGGTTGCCTCCTGTTACGTTTCTTATTCTTATGTTTATAATATAATAATCTATTTTAAATTAGTCAAACGTTTTTTTAATTTTTTTTTTTTTTTGGAAACAAAAATAGATTGATATTTTTTATGTAAAATTTTATATACTTTATAGATAAAACTAAATAGAGAAAAGGAAATCTAGAAAAGATGAAAACAATAGATGCGCCTAAAAAGGTACGACATAAATTTCCGGTTGGACATAAATTTGCACCTGGAAGACCTAAAGGAACGCTTAATAAAGATAGACTTGTTAGAGAAAGCATCTCAGAGGAAGAATTTAAATTACTAATGAAAGCCCTGATAGACCAGGCTTTAGGAAAAAAATCAGATCAAAAAATTGATTTAGTAGCTGCTAAAATGGTAATAGATCTCCTTCCTGTACATAAAAGCTTTATATTGCACAGTTCACTTAAGAAGATTCAGACAGCAGAACAAGTCGACAAAGCAATGGAAGATACGTTAACGCTCGTAGGAAATGAAGAGTTGTCCCTTGAGGATGCCGTAATTGCAACGAATATCATCGGGAAAAGATATGAAACTATTTTGACAGAACAAAATAAAATACTTAATGAAATCTTAGAACGTGAAAAGATTAATAGCTGAGTAGGAGTTCTAATACTACTCAGCTATGCATATAAGAATCAATGATTGTGCTGCTATTAAAATTCCTAGTATGCCCTTTAAAGATAAATTATCGATATATCAGCGTCAATATAAAATACTTTCATTTATAGGTTCGCTAAGATTACGCCAAGTTCCTTGTGAGTTAAGTCATTAACCATCATAAAGACCTAGAAAAAATATACTGATACCATTCGTTGTCCCAATCTTCGCACTCTTTTTCCTCTGTAATCATAAGATCTCGAAACATTCTAAAGATACAGGGTATTTTCTCTTCCTGAATTTCCTTATCGCGAGCGCACATATGCCAGGATAGGGGAATACTATTGATTTCAGTAGGAAAGGATTTGTTCATTGAAATTTAAGCCGCAATCTTTATTTTAAAAGCTTTCAAAATATTGTTTAATTTTGGATCTGTATCAAACTGATCTTTAAGAAAATTAGTTTTTGGAGTAAACGAGTAGTCATAATTATCATCATTAAAACAAGTTTCAAAGATAATATCCTTAAACCAAGCCTTATATGTTACAGGTGTTGCTAATTCAAGAATCTTAAACTTTAAATCCTTTATAGTTTCTGATTTTTCGTTATAGATGGAATATCTCATCTCACTTTCTATTTTATAGGGATCAACTGCCTCTTTTTCTTTTCTAGCCATCTCTTCTTTTTCCTTTTCTATTTTATTATTTAATCTAATGCTTATTAATTCTTGACTGTTGTTAATTTTACCATTGATAATCCATCTTTTAAATAAAGAATAGAAACCCTTCAAACACACCATGAATTTCTGTCCTACCTTTTGTAATCCGCTCGCTATCCTGCTTTTGATAGGGTTTGAATAGTTATCAACCATTCTTTTCATCTCATGCTCAACACTATCGCACTCAATGCCATCTATGATGAGCTGTGTCTTGATGACCTGTATGTTTTCCTCTATAGGGAAATTCTCTATAGGCATGAGACCTGTGTTTTTCTGTGAAATAACTTTTTTTGAAATAGCTAAATCCTTATTAGCTAATTCCTTAGGAAGAAAGGTAACCGTAGGTACGGGGGAATTTTGCCCTTCGGTGGAGGGGGGGCCATCAGGAGATACAAGCTTTCTTATGTTTTCCCACTTCATGGTGAAATCAATGTAGCTAGCTATTATACGCCCCTGCGCATCTCTCACATACCCCTGTTTCTTATCTATAAGATCTAAATCTTTGAGATCTTTTGTAGAAGCTTTTACAGATCTGTCTTTCCATGCGCCACCGACACTATTAATAAGATGATCAACAGAAATGCGGACGTTTTCATTTTCTCTGACTAAATGAATGAGCTTCGACAGCATAATTCCATTACGTCTGCCAAGGATTTTTATATAAAATGTATCTAAGAGATTTTTGCTTTGGAAATGATTAGATAAAAGAGTTGCCATTATATGACACCTCCCATAAAACTTAAAAAACTTATTCCAATGTTATTGTAATTTTGGTTAACGTATATCATAATGCATTCAATACCTGAATTTTTGAAAGATGGATGGTTATTACAAACATAAGGAATCGTGATTTACTTCTCGGTTCCTTTGTTTTTTTCAGAACATACAAGGAGGTGGGGTCCATCCATCTCCTAGTTCTCGAACTTAAACCTACGTAAAATTTCTCTAAAATACAACATAAATTCCATACAAAGTTATCTAAATTTTGACATAATCTTGCGTTAAAAGTGTCGTCTATCGCGAAAGGAATTGATTTGACATAGGATAAGTTTTGTTGCATATTCGGCTCGTAGATTAGTTTCATTTTCGCCTCCTTGGCGATTTTTGATGAGTCTTATGGTTAATTTTAAGTAGTTACTTTTAAGTAGTTAATTTTAATCTTAATCTTGCTATCGGGTTTTCGTAGTCCCAGGTTTCATTCTAATGACAAAAGATTTCCGACGTCTTTTTCATCTTCTAATTAGTAGGGGTGCCTTCTGTAAAGGCGCCCCAAAAGTTTCAAAATCAATATTATCCTTTTTACCGTTTTTGTGGCGTTCTTGAAGTTAGAAATTTTCTAACTTTTTGACAAAGTAGAATAAGATTTGTTGCTTGCTGTTATCTAATTCGGGATGCAGCAAGCAACGTTATATTAAATTAATTTTAGACGACCACAAAATCATCAGCATCAGACACAGAGCCACTCATAGGCAAAGATGCATCTCTTGGTGGTATGCCAAGGCTAAATCTTAAATCCCTTTCAATAAATGACCCTGAGGATGATGCAACTGAAACGTTATGCGAGCTTCCATTCGCCAGCATTTCTCCAATATTAAGAAAAGAAGCTCCTGGAATTCCACCAACAGACGTTCCTGTAGACGCAAGTGATGAAACTTCGGAGTTAATATCATAATTTGCAAATCCTCCTGGAAAACCAGAAAGGCTAGAGATACGTGAGTTTCCGCCTCCATTCTTCGCTGCAAGAAGTGCCATCAATTCTTGGATTTGTTTTCTAGATTCATCATCTCTTCGCCTAGAGTCAGCTTCCGAAGCTAATCTAGCTTGTTCCATTTGATTTGACAGCTGAATAAATCTAGCTTCGGAGGCTAATCTATCTTGTTGCTCACGAGCAATGCTTTGTTGAAAAAGTGTTTCAACTTTTTCTGCAGATTCTGATCTAAGATCATTCATCATTTTTAAAAGACCGCTATTTTGTTCTCTTAAAATTTTCATTTCATCCGCAAAAACTCTTCTTTCTTCCGCTGCAATCCTCGCTACCTCCAACGCAGTTACGTCTCTTCTTTCTTGATCAGCTTTTATCATTGAAAACAACTGTTGAGTTTGTTGTCTCAAATCTTCATTTGCACTCAGTAAATCCATTCTCATGGTAGCCGTGGATAACTTTAAATCTGAAAGTTCTTTATTAACATTTAAAAGATCTTTCTTCATAAGAATCAAATCAGTTTCTAGGTTTTTAACCTTTTCATTGAGTTCATTTACCATAAAATAAAGAACTTTTACATGCTGATGATCTTCATCATATTTTGAGATTGAGGCTTTCCAGTCCTTATCAGTGGTTTGTTTGTTTTGCATAAAGGATGCAATTTTGTGCATGGATTCCTTCATAGTTTTCACTTCTTCGTCGGTTGCGGTTCTGCTAGAAAATCCGTTTTTACCGCCTGTTAGTAAAAACCATATCGCAGCTTCCGGTTTTGTAACTGAGATTTCATGCACATACTGCACGATAGTTGTCTTTGAGTTTTCAAATTCATTCCACCACTGAGTTTGAAGGCTTTTATCTTGTCCGGATTTAGAAGAAGAATAGTGTTTCCCCGCTCTCATGGCTTCATCTCTGTCAGACTCAATAGGAGTAGGAATGGTTGCTCCTGCAATAGATGTTAAGATTGTCGAAAGAGCCAAAAATCTTGAAAGGTTTTTCATTTTATTTCTCCAATAGTAAAGTTTTTTATTTTATTTATCTAATAGTGCGGCTTGTAATGAACGATTCTAGATCACAAACCTTATATTTAACAGTTGTTCCAAGCTTTATATAAGGCAAACTATATTTTTTGCTAGTTGCCCATGCAGCTAATGTAGCTTCTTTTAGATCAAGGTATTCTGCCGCTTCTTTACGCGTAAGTAATTTTTCTTGTTTAAGACTGGATGTTAACATCAGTTTTCCTTTCCATAGTTCACCATACAATTTTATCGTATTATACGAAATCATAGTGGGACGCAATAACAAAAAATAATTCTTTCTTTCATCGAAAATATGTTAATGCTATTCTCATAAAAATTTGTGTAAAATATATTTAAATTTAGAGCAATAATTAAAAGGTAGTATGTATGGCAACCAAAGATCTCATTTTTAGTGATGATGTACGTAATAAGATATTAGAAGGCGTCAGGAAAGCCGCAGATGCAATCACCTGTACACTTGGCCCAAAAGGTCGGCACGTGATTATAGAAAGAGCTGGAGAATCCCCCCGTATCACTAAAGACGGTGTTTCCGTTGCCAAAGAAGTTCACCTAGATGATCCTTTTGAAAACATGGGTGCGGAGCTTTTAGCTGAAGCTTGCGACAAAACCTGTAGAGATGCAGGGGATGGCACAACAACATCAAGCTTGTTGACCTATCATCTTGTCCGCGAAGGCGTGAAAGCGATTCAAATGGGGACGAATCCAGTTGATCTTAAGCGCGGAATGGAGCTTGCGATGAAGGATGTAATCAAATACATCAAAGCATTTTCAACGCCTATTTCTGAAGAAGACCCACACGGTAATTTAAAATCTATTGCTACGATTTCAGCCAATGGCGATGAAAATCTTGGAACAATGTTAACAGATGCCTTTAAAACCATTGGTAATGATGGCTCTCTTATTTTAGTTGAAGGTAAAACTTTAGACACAACACTTGAATTTCAACAGGGTATTAATCTAGATTTTGGCTATGATCCTGACGCTATAAGTTCAATTACTCACCCTGATACGAAAACATGTGAATACAAAGACGCGTACATATTCTTTCATGACGCAGATTTTACCGAAGAAAAAATAAAATACTTTATTGAAGCGATTAATCTTAAATCTCAAGAACAAAATTCCCTAATTCCTATTGTTGTTATTGCTCAGTCATTTAAAGGAAATAGCCTTTCCATCATTAATATTAATAATGCTAAGCGTAGTACCCGGATTTGTCCTGTAAATCTTCCTCCCTTACAAGATGAAAAAAATTCCAGAAAACAACAATATGATTTTCTAAGTGACTTCTGTGTTATTACCGGTGGTAAAATGATGGAACGTGAACAAGGGGACATGTTCAGTAAGCATATAGACACTTCCTATTTTGGACGTGCCGAATGTACTATCGTTGGAAGGAATAAAATAACAATCATTGGCGGTAGAGGTGATGCTGACGCCATCGAATCACACAAACAAAACCTTATTAAGGAACTAGAAGAATACAAACTAAGAGTTGATAAAGATGAGACTTATGAGCGTCATCTCACAACGCGTATTCAGCATTTTAGTCCCATGGCTCTTATTCGTGTCGGGGGTTCTACTGATACCGAAATATCAGAACGTAAAGACCGCGTTGAGGATGCTATGCACGCTACAAAGGCAGCAATGGATAGCGGATACGTACCAGGAGGTGGAATTGCCCTTCTCAGAGCCTCAGATGACCTTGTAATAGATGCTATCAATGAAGATGTAGAGATGGGTCAAAAGATTGTTAGAAAAGCTCTTAAAGCTCCTTTCACAAAGATTCTTGATAATGCGGGTTATAATGCTGACAGTTGTTATGAGAAAATCTCTAAACCTCTTTCGATTAGACTTGATGTAAAAGATCACAAAATTGCAGATAAAACTATCATTTTGGAAGACATCAAACAATTGTTTACCGGTATTGACGCAAACACAGGTGAAGTTTGTCATATGATTAATGAAGGCATCCTTGATCCTACCAATGTTGTTATAGCGTGCGTTCAAAATGCTGTTTCAATTGCGGGATTACTACTAACAACTGAAACAATGGTTAGTTACCATGATAGAACACCAAACCCAATAGCAGGATTGAAATTTAAATAGGAGAAAAGATTATGTTAAAAGTCGATGAACTCTTGCTAAAATGTCTAGAGCTAACAAAAACGGATGCTTACACACGTAATACAACGATGTGGTGTCAAGCAGCCGATAGTCTTTATATTTTTATTAAAACAAAAAAAGAGGCTGAAATTGAAGTTTTACGAGAAATGATAAAACAAACAGCTTCAGTGGAATCTGGTGAATCATGATTATGGGACATATTCGAATTGTCATAATCTCTCTGGGTTTAGCTTGTCTTATTACATTGATTAGTATTTTATTCGGGGTAAAAGATTCACCTCTAGAAGAATTTGCAGAAGCTATTATTCAAACTGAAACTGGGATTAATGTAAAACCATTGGTTGATGGTTTAGAAGCAAAGCTTGAGCCTGAAAAAAATGATTGAGATAATAAATACTATATGCAAGGCGTCGATTATGATATCTGTGCCAATAACTATTACAATTTATTATTTATATTGGTTATGGAATTTATCTGAATAGGGTTAAAATTATCGAAACAACATCACTTTGACATCATCTTGCTATCAATATGAATGAAGTTTGAAAAAACATTAGTATTGATCTTATAATTATGTTAAATTTTAATTAATTAATTGTCTCGGAACTACAATTAATTGTGATCTTTCCAAAAAATAAAACTTGATATCTCCATTCACCCTTAACAACCTCATTTGTTAAGGGTGTTTTTTATCCTTCTCATTCGTATTTTCTCTCAAAACTTGTCGCACTGACGGATTCTGTAACAGATGATCAAGGGCTCTTACTTTCTGGTTGTGAGACCGTGCTGTTATTAAGCGATCAATCCATTTAACAACAGTTTGGTTTGTCCACATTTTAGCTGTTCCTTGCTTAAGCAAATACCCCCCAACAGCAGATGCAATAGGCGTTATATTTCCTGTAAAAGCAGCAAAACCCGCTGTTCCAAGTGCAGTAGATTGATTTATTACATGCTGAGTATGGGCAGTGCCAGAGGTGTTGGCTAACTCTCCAAAACGTTCTTTATTCTTTCCAATATATTTTAAGGCCTGAGTAAAATTACGGCGCTCAACGGGTGAAAACCCTTTTAAGTTTGCCTCTAAAACATGATCATCTAAAGTAGATAATTTTGCATGAGCTTTAAAGATATTAAACTTGCCATTATCTTTGCCAAAATCAGAGATGATAGCTTCCGTTAAATGACGTTGTTTCTCTTTGGGTAACCCATTCATAACAAGCGTTGCATATCTGGGGTTTGTGCTTGTTAACTTCTTAAATGCGACGACATCATCAGGTGCTCCTTGGATTTCTGTCATTAAATGAAAAATACTCTTGTTACTTTCTTTTTTACTTTTAAATTTAGTATAAAATCTATTAGCCTTAAGATACGCTTCTACTTCTTCAGGCGTTCCAAGTCCTTCCATAATCTTTTCACGTGCATTTGCAAATTTACTATAAGTTGCAAAATCTTCAGGATTGCCAAATCTATTTTGTCTTGTAAGAGCTTCATTCCTTAATTGTTCGAATTCACCATAGGGAATGTCATACTTCGTAGGTTTATTTTGAACATGCGAACCAGCTTCTTTTATTGCCCTTTCAATAACATCATCACGATAATTTTGTTTTTTTAGTTCGGCTGTCGTCTTAGCAATTAAATCTGATTCTTTCGGCCTATGACTATCAGCATGCTCCTCAATTTCTTTTTTAAAATAACCAGCTGATGTTTTATTAAACTTCCTTATAGCGGGCTGACTTTTTAGGGGTTGTTGCTCTTTCATAAGCTCTTTGTGCAATTCAGATATATCAACAAGATGATGACCTTTAAGGGCAGCTTGTTCTTTCGCTACTATTGGCTCTTTTAATTTCTCAAAAGTTCGACTAATTAAATCTTCATAACCTCTAGCACCTTCTTTAGCTAATTCCTTTGAAATCTGTTTATGATTTTCTAAGGGTTCTAATTCTGTCTTTCCTAAAGATCTAGCAAAAGCAGTATTCCTCTTATGTTTGTATTTATCCATAACAGAAGAACCACCAATATCTTTACCTAAGAGCAGATCGACATAAGTTGGGATTTTACTCTTAGTTACATCGCTTACAGACATAGGGATACCTAAGTCTTTAAGATCATTGAAAGTAGTACTATTATGGCCTCGAACATAATGAGGTAACGTCGTTGCTCCACGGCCCACTCCACCCCCTACCACAGAACCAAGTACACCCGCTCCAATTGTACCTAGTATGCCTGGATCCTCTGCATTTTCACTGTAATACTTCGATGCTGTCGAAGCCCCGACATTTGCACCTACTTTTGGAGCCGTTAATTCATAAGGTTTGAATTTAGCATTAGCAACTTTTCTTATAGGAGATTGTGCAAGCTTCGGAACTGCTTTGGTTAATCCTTTAGCTGCTGTTGATGTTAACGAAGCCCCACCCGTTACAGGAGCTAAAGCAATAGGGGCTAACCCCTCGCCAATAGTGTCAATCCATTCTTCTGTTTTATTGCGCGGCTTTAATCTATCGCCCGTAAGTGTATCAATTCCAGATTGAACAGCACGTGAGGGAGATGGATAAAATTCAGGTGTTTCTTTAAGACCAGCTGCGTGTAATCCTAATGCTGGAAGGTTAGGAATATCACCTATACTTGCAAGACCCGTGGCAAGTATTCGTCCTGTCCTACCAACCTGACGTACTCCCTCTTGGCCTAATTCCAGCAAAGATCTCGACTTCTCTACAGGTTCGGCTTTTCCTTCAATTTCTGCAGCAATCTGTTTCTTTCTTTCCTCTATCTTTGCTTGAATAAGAGAGTGCCTAATCTCACGTTTACGCTCTGCAATAGCTTGAACTATTTGTTCTTTGCTTAATCTTACTTGTTCATTAGGCATGTAATTGTGCCTCTAATTTTTGAATAATAGGATCATTTACATAAGCACTTTCTATATCTAGACCAACCGGCTGTTCAGCTGTCTTTTCAGATGCTTTACCAGCTATTTCTACAGGAGCTGTCGTTACTTCTCCAAGATTAAACTGAGAATTATTTTTTTGAAATTCATAAAGAGAATCTTTAGGGGAAATGCCCTTTTTATAATTTTCATTTATCAATGCGGAAAGCTCAGCTTGTTTTTCAAGTTCTTTTATCTTTCCTTCAATGACGCTATTTATCGCTTTTTTATCCATATTTCTAGTAGGGCCGCCCTTTCCAAATATAGACGCGGATAAAACATCAAATTCTTCTTTATCAGCTTTTGTGCCTTTCCCTGTATATTTACTTGAAAATAGCCCTGTTGACATCTTAGAAACTAAGTCTTTAAGTTTTTTTAAATCACCTATCTCAGAAGTTGCCTTTAAAAGATTATCATTGGTTTTTTTGAATAATGCTTTATCGACCTCATCTATCTTAGGCGCTGTTTGAGAGGCCACCGTGTTTTTTCGGTTTAAAATATCACTTTTAAGTTTTAAAATCTTATCTCTATACTTTTCATCCCGCTCTATCTTCTTTAACATTTGATCCTCTTTGCGAGAATCATTTGCAATTTGATAATCAGCCATTAATGATTGTAATTGTCTTTGTTCAGCCTTATCTTTCGAAGCTTCTCTTTGACCCGCACTTTCTTTATAAGCAGAGGCTACACGACCTAAAGTATTATCGCCGCCAACACTAGAGACACCGACCATGAAATCATTCATCATTTGTGCCATCGGATTTTCAGTACGCGGTTGTTGTCTTTGAGCTAAATGATTCTTTAAATTATCCTTCTCTTTAAATGCGGCTGCTTGATCTGCACCTGCTTGAATAGGATCAACAGCACCACCTGCATTATATTTACGACGTTTCCCTATTTTTGTTTGGGAAATATCCATGGCATTCCCTTTATTGATCAATCTCTTAAGCTCATACAAAGGGCTGCTATGCTCAATAACGGCATTATCAACCGCTTCACCAATCACGCCACCTTGTGCCTTTTTGACATGAACAATGCCACCTTTTTTACGGAATAATTGATTGGCGCCCATATTCATCATACCCGCACCCATTTGTTGATTTATATTAGGACGGGAAATCGGAGGCTGAATATTCGCACGTGTTTGAAAGGCAGTAGGAACTTGAGGCATTCTCGATTTAATATTCATGCCTTTAACCATAGATTCGTAAGAATGCTCTTTCGCTCGATTCGCCTCATCAAAATTTTCATTAAGAACTTGTTGCTCACGCTCTCTGTTTACTTCACCTTGAGTTTTTAAATGCCAGATAAACTTCTCTTTCTCATTCTCCTCATTTTGATGTTGTTGAGCTAAGAAATGAGAGGCTCGTTCTTCATCGCCCCTTTCTTGAGTGGCATTTTTAGAGGCTATCTCTCCTAGATTAGCATGATGACCTAAATAATTTTGGCCAGCTTGTAGAGCTGTTCTATTGTTCTCTAGGATAGCTTCCCTGATAGATCTTTGTTTGCCCTTCTCATGCTCTGCGGTTGCCCGTTCTAGAGCTTTACCGACAGCCCCATATTTAGCCGGTCCAATCTTGTTGACTCTTTCAATGCGGGGTAGATATTCTTCTTTGAATTTCTTGTCCATATCTTCGTTGATATGCGCGATCTTCTCCATAACATCTTTATCTAATTGGCCTTTAAAGACATCAAGGGGATTACCCGCCGATCTATTTAAATAAGGGGCAGCAACTGCTGATTGTTTCGGTAAATTTGATAAAGCTTCAATTCTCTTTCTTTGACCTTCATGATGGGCTAAATTCTTAATAGAAGAAGGAGAATTTTCGCGTATGTTCTCCATCGCGAGTTTTTCTAAAGGATCACGTTCCGCTATACGATTCCCTGTATAAGGTTTATAAGGTTTGCTCATCTCATCTATGGTTTTTTCTAGCATGGCATGCTGAAACTGTTGTTCAGCCGGTGTACCATGGGATTGTTCTAAAGCAACTTGATGCGCAAAGGCCGGTAATTCTTTTACATAAGATTTGATAGGTTTTGTTTCTGCTGCATTTTTATCTATTTCAGCACGGGCTTCTTCTTGTGCCGCTGCATCAGGATTTAGAGCATCTCTAAATACTTTTTCTTCATGAGCGCGTTTTAGTTCTTCCTCGGTATTATGGGTCGATGCTTTTTTAGCTTTCGTTTCCTCAATGAATTTCTTGTATTCTCTATTAGCAGTCTTAAACTTAGGTCTATCGCTATAATTTAACTTACTCCTAAGGTCTGCGTTATTTATATTGCCTTTATCTTCTTGTCTCGGAAGAAATTTTAATAATTCTTCTGTTGGTACGTCATCTTCTAAAATACCTTTAGTTTTAATATCATCAAGAAGGTTCTGTTTTCCAGGCTTTATCGTCCCATCTTTATTAAAAATATCGTGCAAAATTTTATTTTTAATATAAGTTCTTGGGTTGGCTTTTGCCCTCCTTGTTAGTTCATCCAAATATTGATTTATATCCGGATAGTCAGCAAACAGCATATTAGGATAATAAGGTTCTATCTGATCTGGTGTTTCTGCACTATATACAGCCCTTATTTGAGCCTGTCTTTCATCCTTACTTATGTGCCTATTCATCCTTATAAGTTTAATTATGTGTGACTTTGCAGCATCAAAAGCATTTTTACGATTAGGATTTAAAGTATCAGGTAATTCTCCTGCAAAACGCGGATTGGTTGCCCGTGTAAAACTCTTAGGGATTCTAAACTCCCCTTTTTTGTAAGCGCTTGGCATATAAATTATCTCCCGATTACTTTTTTATAATAAGTCATGAGACCATGAGAGGCGGGTGGCAATTCATCATGATTGGAGACCTTGTGACGTCTAATTTCTTTTGTAACTTTACGGAGTCTTTCCGCGCCTTTTTCAAAACAACCTTCACCTAGAGCACCAACCAATAAAGGCGGCGTCGTATCCTCACCGTTAGCGACAGCGACATTTACTTGACGAAGCTTCCCACCTGGTTGGCTCTTTATCTGTTCCATTAATTTATCTTTATGAAGGGGAAGGAGTTCTTTTTTGATGAATTTTTCAAACTCTCTAATATCTTTATGACCCTCTTTAGTCGTGCCATCGCCTAAGGCACTCACTGTATGCGCATCATGAACCCACGTTTTTTCAGGAAGTTTATCTAGGATAAGATCTTCTTGACCTTTCCCCTTACCAATAAGAGGCACACCCTTTGTCGAATAATCTTTGACCAGACCGCCTTTTTTATATCTCCTATGAGGATTATACCCCTTGGTTTCCCATTCCTTTGTAAATGAATCTAATGTTTGATAAGGATTCTTTGTTTTTGCACGACCATAATGCTCATTATATGCAGGCTCTGCATATCCATAAAGTTGAGACGATAGACCTTGTGCATTATAAGCTTTTTGCGATTCTTCTAAGCTCTTTTTATGAGATTCAGCATAAGCATCTTCTTTTTTCTCTCTTTGTTTATCTCCCTTATTCCCTAAGAGATAACCGGCGCCCATTAAACCGGCAGGCACTAGATAATTTCCCATGCCGGCCGTCATACTCATAGCAGCAGGTGCTGTGGTTGCTGCTGCCCCTGTGGTTGCAAGACCAGGCATTGCTGCTCCTGTGGTTCCATTAATGATAGGAGCACCTACCGCAGCAGCTCCTTGACCAACTCCCATAGCACTCATCCCCGATCCTGCTGCTGCCCCATAAAAGGCATTTGGGATAGCGGCTTTCAGGGCATTATTAGAACCAAAGAAACTTTGCCCCGTAACACCGCGTCCCAATGCATTTCCTGCATAAGCTCCAGCTGCTGCTCCCATAGGACCACCGACAGCAAAACCGGCAACAGTACCAGCAACCGTTGCAACAACACGAACAGTAGATTTAACGATGTTTCCAATGCTGCTAAAAAACCCAAACTGCGGGAGATCAAAGGTTGGGTCATTGTGTCCCCCCCCTTGAAGCTTAGATAAAAAGTGAACAACATCAACCGGCATCATAACGATAAATTCATCATCAGGTGTTGTTGCTGCTTCCTCCATTTTATCGACAGCAGGCTCATCATCTGAAGGAATCGGGATAAAAAGATCTTGGGGCAAAGGTGTTTCCATCTGCTTCGCAATATCTTCTGTTAATCCTTCTCCCGTTTTCGCTGATTGTGCTAATTGAATAAACGCCTCTTTAATATGTGTAAGACGTAATAGATGACTTAAGCGTGAGTATTCTCTCAGACCAGTTTTTGGATCAACATATTGTCCATTGGGGTTTTCTTGATCAGCCTGCAAAATATTAAAGCCGATCACTTCATCTTTTGACAAATGAACCGGGACTAATTCAGGTGATTTAGACGCATGATGTTGCTTATTCATGCTCTGGACTTGATGCTTACGATCTTTTTCAGCCATAAAAAATACTCACGTTTTCATTATTAACGATAATTACCGCCGCCTTGATATTGTTGAGGCTGATACTGGTTTTGGTATTGACTGTTACCACCGCCATATCCGCCGCCCTGGCCTTGAGCACCAAATTGCTGTTGACGTTGTTGCAACATTTGCATTTGTCGTTGATTATTTTGCATCTGGTTTTGATCATATTGATTGGCTTGATTTTGACCATATTGATTGGCTTGGTTCATCGCATTTTGACCATATTGAGTACCTTGATTCATTTGGTTTTGACCGTACTGCGTCCCTTGATGAAGTCCTTGGGATGCACGATTTGCCAAATTAGAGATCATATCTTGACCCATTCGGTTCATATTAGACATCGCATTTTGCCCATATTGGTTCGCTTGTCCAATACCTTGTTGACCTTGTTGATTCATTTGATTCATTTGGTTTTGTGCTTGCCCCGGTTGATAATTACCTTGTGGTTGTCCGCCGCCACCCATCATACTCCCAAGACCTCCCATGCCTGCGCCTAATAAAGCACCTTCAGGGCCACCTTCCATTAATCCTGTAAGGCCTCCTTGAATCATGCCTGGGGCAGCTGTTCCTATCGCATGCATAGCTTGATTGCCCATATTTCCAAGGAATTTACCAGCTGAGCCAATACCATTTTTAATACCGCTAAAGATACTACCTAAGCCAAAATATTCTGGATGGCCAGTATGAGGATTCTTATTTTCGCGGTGATCACCGCTTAAATCCTTAACAGTTTTATCAAAGATTCTACGTGTATTCCCGCCAATATAAGCCATCTCACTATCACCGAAACGACCTTTTCTCTTCAATTCATCAATATGGCGTTTAGATTCACCTATTTGACCACCGGATGCGTGCTTCTCAAATACTTTTCTAAAAGCTTCTTCACCGCCTGGAGTTGAAAGCATAATCTCAATTTTTTTATAATGAGGTGTCTTTGTGCCAGGAACAGTTGTACGTCCACCTTGTTGATCATCAAGTACTTCAAGTTCCTTAGGATTGAAATGCGCAAGGTGAAGTTCCATAGGCTTCTTGCGTTTTTTCTCATGCCGTTCTTCTTCGCGATCATCTTCATCTTTCGGTTCATATGTTAAAGAAAAATCCCTAAATATTTGATGATTTTGAGAATGATTTTTCTCATGCTGTGGGGCTTCAGTATTAAAATATCTCATGGGTGGTTGCTCCTGTTGTGGTGGTTCTTCTGGTTTTTTGTATTGTGACCTAGGCATTACTCCTAATCTTTTCTGAATCTCAGGATCGTGGAGAGCCCCTATCACATTTCCCATAAAGCCCATAATAAACCTCCTTTAGTTAGTAAAATTAATTGATTGAAGATCCTGGATACATAAATTGGCCCAGTCTCTCCAACTTTCCTCGACAGGAAATTTACCCTTATTACTTAAAGGTAAATTGTAAAGTCGATTAACTGAAACAAAATTATTGGCCCATTGCCACCAATTACCAACCTCTTTCATGGGAAGAGGAATAATAAGTTGAGGCAAGCTACGGGTAAGGTCCGTTGCCCATTTTTCAAATGTCACATAAGAAGAAGGATTCATAATTATCATGTTGTCGGACCCGGACGTTGATCATCGGTTGATTTCATGTAAAGCATGGTTTTACCCATTACAAAATTACCACCGATTACGTTAGAAACAAATGTAATTGTAAATATAGAACCCTTTATTCTAACATTTAAGAACTGGTCAGTTTGAGTAAAGGGGAAATTATCAGTCTGTCTTGTTAATGAATTTGGATAACCTTGATAATTGACGTAGAAATACATATCACCGGTTTGTTTGACATCTAAAACAACCGTGTCTAAATCAAGAACTTGGGCTTGTGGATTTTGTTCCCACATATTTATCATCTTACTCGTAATGTAAGCAACAATCGGGGTAAAAGTATTGAATTGAACTAAATCAGTACCGATTTCATGCAAATAAAGCGGATATAAAGAATTTCCCCCATTTTTAACCGGAGCGGAAGAAGTTAGAACGGGATAAGGCACCACAGATCCAGAAGGTAGACCTGAGCTTCTATTGATCTGATTTGTATCATACCAATTTCCTGTTTGAATATTATAAACAACCGCCCAATTCGGTTCTGTCGCTTCTCCGTAACAAAAACAAAACCAAACTTCATTCCATTTTGTAATCGCGAAGGCAAATGTTTTACCTCTCTCATTCGGATTAATGTTTTCAAAGAACCAATCCTTATTAACTTCATTAGGAAGTTCTTGCACAGAACCATTATACATCCAGAATGAATCGGTACCCACCCAGTAAAAATAAGGATCAAAAGAGACAACACATTTTGAGGAAAGAAGTGTTGATCGGGTTGATACATAAGACATTAAAAATGCCGTATCTGTATTATCACCGGCAACATAATTCGGATTAATATAAATTGTTGCTACAGAATTAAGGGACCATAAAAGAGCGGCTCCAGTTTGACCCGATCTTACAGTTGCCCCATAAACAAATTTTGATGTACCTAGTTGTGCGACATTATCTGTCGGCCACTCATTAATCTCCGCTCCATTATTCCATTTTGCAAAACCATTGCTGCCATAAACAACAATAAAGGAACCGAGACAAAGGACGCCGCCTGCGGTTGTAATTGTTACGCTTGTTGATGTATCAATAATCGGTTGAAAGGCTGCTGCATCTCCCAAAACCCCATAATATAGAGGTGTTTCGTTTAAATCACCAATATCTAGTAAATCAGAAGAAACGTTTGTAATCACATAAGTAACGGGTCCAGGTGCCATAGAAGGCACATAAGCAATAGAGTCGAATGTCCAGTTGTTATTGGCATTAGAAGTAAAGCCTATATTAGGCGTACAATCAGATTCGGGTGAGCTGGTTAAGTTCGAAAAAAGCTGTAAAAAAGTGAGCGTTGATTGCCTACCTAGATAATAATAACTAAAGCCATCGGCATCATAGCTATACATCGCCCTGACAATTTCACCATTCCCATTAGCAATAAGTTGTACTCCACCTATCTTTTGAGGCCTACCTCTATAAAATCGCGTCCATGAGCCATCCGTATGTAAAGTTGTATCAAAAACAGTCCCATCGCGCTGAATGCCAACATCACTTCTAAGAGGTAAGTAGAAATTAGAAGCCATATGCCCTCATAACAGAATAAATATTTATTCCTGCTTGCTGATATGAGTAAGTTGGCGTGTTAACCTCAACATTTAAAGTAATTAATGATGATGAAATCGACGTCACAACAGTACCACCAACATAAGTATCAATCGTTGATGTGCTTGTTGTGTATTGTATGCCTGATGTGAGATGACCGTTAAAAGTATAACTAATAGTATTTGTAGGTACGATAATAGGCGAAAAATAGAGTGATCCAGCCGCTTTAAAAGCAACAACTTCTGTGCCGTTGTTTGTAACCCCCAAACATGAATTCGTGGTATCTAGATAAAGACCTGTATTCGTATCATTGGTAAATGTTAGCGAAGGCGCTCCCGCAGTTCCATTCGGCAAATAGATAATTTCATTGATAATGATATTTGGAGAAAGATAAAGATGTGTACCATCAGTAAAGGTCGTTATCGCTGCTCCCGGTAAAACCGTGTAGATATAAGTAGGGTTCGTTTCATTTAGAATCGAGACGGACAAAGAGTTTGTCGTAGATAAATTATTAATGAAATATTGCTGGACAAGGGATGCCGGAAAAGTAACGTCAACATTGGGATAAGGCGAAGAGCCGTAAGTTCCTTGAAACGTTTGAATCTGATTGGCTGCATCAGATGTCGAAACCGTAACTGTTCCCCCAGACGTTGCTAAACTATAGGATATGTTTTGAATGGCATATTGTGCATTCGAACTATAAGCAAAGGTAAACCAATTTCCATCTCCATCCGAGATAAAGAATGTAGATTCACCAGATTGAAGCTGAATGACAGAAGGTAGAGAAGTATTTGAATCAGCCTCATCATTTAAAAGATCGGGAGCGGTTGTATAGACACTCACGACGCCGCCTGTGGTTGAACGATTCTGTAAACCTGTTATAAATCCATTACCAACCGTTGTGCTTAGATCGAAAATATAATTTCCAGAGCCAGCTGTCCAGGTAACAATCGTGCCTCTATCACTTGGATTTCCGATATAATCTGTTCCGGAATAAGTATAAACTTTTGTGTTGAGTTTAAGGTAGGCACCAAAAGCCCCCAGACCACCAGAATTAGATTCTGGAGGTGAACTACTATTAGAAGTTGGGTCAATTAAATCTGAAGCAATGACAGAAGAAGAACCGGCACCAAGAGTTAGAAAAACATTCCAGTTACCCCCTGAAGTCGTATTATCCGTATTGCCGGCAAAATATGCTAGACCTGGGTCACAAATTCCAATTGTTACACCCTCAAAATTTAAGAGTGTGACCGCTTCAACGCCCTGATTATAAATAATTGTCGATTGAATCGTTGAGGAATACAAAGCATTTGGCATCGTAATAGTATACGTATTTGTCCCTGTACCATTTACCTGTATGAATTGAGTAAATGGATAGAGCGTTGACGGATTTTGAAAGACCCATTCTAGCTGTACGTTTTCATTGCCACCATTAAAGGTAAGATTTAAATAGCTAACATCTGTCGGCTGAATCGGTGAATTTGTGAATATATTAACAAAACTATTAAACGACATTTATTAATCCTTTTGAGCGTTAGCGGTGCGATCCATTTTGCGCCCCGAATTGTAGTTTTGATAAGCTTGTACGCGTTTTTGATAAAGGCCATCGTATTTTTGAGACAGAGCATCATTCTCAAGAAATGCGTAAGCAAAGCTCATTGTTCCTAAAAACAAGAGATCATACATTTGTTGAGTGAGAAAATTTGTCTGAGTTGAATTATTCAATTGTGGGCTATTTGTATCAAAAGCTAATAAAAAGGTGTTAGAAACGGTTGGTGTAGGAGATACAATTAAGTAGTCCAACCCATAGTTAGAATAATAACGCGGCAAGACATTATTCGGAGATACTCCCCCTACAGTCGGATTAAAGTTTTGGATAAATTCAAGGGGTGCATATTGAAGGACGACAATTTCATTTGACATCGGATCAACATACGAGAACGTTAAGTTTGATCCCCATAGAGAGGGTACGGAAACAATATTATTATCTGGTGTAAAGTTTCCCGTTACATAGAATTGACTAACCATTGTCGGACAATCTATAAAGATCTCTTGTTGAGCAAGATTAATAAAATTAGGGATTTCATTAATAAAATCCGTGTCATTTCTGCGTGTCCAGATAGGGATTTCTGCAAGAAGACCGTTAAATGTGGTTAATGTATTTACCATGCTACGGTTGCATATTCGTTGTTACGGAAAAATAATAATTCAATCCCGCATTGCCATTTAATCCGAAACTGTTACTCCCTGTATTCTGAATATAAATAGATGCATTAAACGGACTATCTGTAAAAGCAGCTAAGGAATCAGAAGTAGTAATAGGTGTGTTTGCATAAGTATAAGTAAAGGCAAGAGCACCCGATGTTAAATTCATAACATTTGAAGATTGAACAATCGGCGTAAATCCTGTGGATTGAGCAACAACAGAATTATTCCCTGAAACGCTGGTCCCTGCAACAACACTAAAGTTATTATTAAGAATGTTACCGTTTGGAAATTGAAGAACACTGTAATAAACAATAAAGTTTCCGGCTGCTGCTGCATTTATTCTCAAAGCAAGATAAGGGTTATTAACCACATATTGGAACCCGTCATTAACGATCGGTATAGCTGTATTAGCCGCAACTAAGGAAGAAGGTGCACATCTTATGGGAATAGCCGGTCCTGCATTCGTGGTACTTGAAGCAAGGACATAGTTAAAGAGGGGAACCCCGCCGCCAATAGATTGTGTCGAAATAATCGTTAAATATTTCAAGATAGATATAGTTCCCGCACTAACAGGCGTTCCACCACCAATGGGAAAATAGAGATATCCCGAGTCACCAACCCCAGGAGCCGTTAAAGTCTGAACATAAGAATATTCAATAGAAGCCATGTCTTATCCTTACAGAGTTAGCATTTGATTATAAGATGTTATAAAATCAATATCAGCTGGGAATTGAGCACCGTAAATATCTTGAATCTGAAGTTTAGGCATCGTTATAATACCGGTCACATTGTCTCTGGTTTGGACGATTTGAGGTGCAGAACCATAAACACTGTTTTTTGTATAATTGGAAACTATTTTAGAATTAACGAGTAGACTTGCTTGATACGTTGCATAAGCATTTAGCTGAGTATTTAGTTTCGTATCATTTCCATAAACATAATAGCTAACCTGGAGCTGTGTTGTCCCGTTTGGCAGGGTACCTTGAGCTGCAAGGTAAACAGTTCCACGCGCATCATTATAAGAAGGAGATGCCGTACTATCATTGAACACAAGACCATTTTGTCTCCAAATATTAGCCCGATCGATAACGCTACTTATTGCAACAGGTGCACCATCCCAATTAATGACAGAAATCGAGTTATTATTATTAACCATATAAGGCAAACCGAATATGTTTGAACCCGTCACGGTACAGGTGTTTGAATCTGATATTACAGACCAAGGATAGGCTGAAAAATAAATAGACTGAAGTATTTTAAATGATTTCACTAACACATTATTTGTTGTCCCATTACTAACAACATTTTCTGTCACAGCATTAAATTGATCATCCCAACCGTTTATCGTAATAGTACCAGGATTAGTAAAATTTGTTGCCGAAAATGTAAGGCTAACAGTTCTAGGTGTATCAAATACACAGACGGGTAACCCTTGATAATTAGTAGTTTGACTACCGTTAAATAAGATGCACCACTGAGTTTGATTTACAAGAGCATAACCCGTAGGATTATTAGCAGTTGTTATCCATGTCGGTTGATTCGCTTCTTGAGTAACATTATGAATGTTCGACACTAAATTGGTGCTATTCGCAGTACTTTCCGGATAGATTATATAGGTATAGGGAGATACAGAATCTATATATTGATCTTGAATAGACCCCGTCGCAAAACCGCTATTTAAATTACTGAAATTATTATATGCCGACATGGATTTTTCCTTTTTAATAATCTTCTACAATTATGTAGACCGTGAATGTAGCTGCCATAACTTAAAATCCCTCAAAAGTAAAAAATCCGGTACTACCTGAAGATGATAAATTAGCCTGAGTTGTTGTTATGGAGACTACATCAGATTGTAAACCATCAGAATTTGTCATATACGTAGGAGGATATGTAAAAGGAACAGGAAAAGTAATAACACTTGTGCCATTAAGTGCATTTGCATAGGCTACAATTTTTTTATATGTAGGACCTTGAAAAGGTTGATTAAAAATAATTGTCCCAGATACACTCCCATTAACCGTGCTATTTACAAGATTTGTAGAAATCCCTGTACTTATTTGGAGAACAGAAGTAAATGTTTGAGTATTTTTAATACTAGCCATCATTAATACCCTTCTACGATTATATAACCTGTAGATGTTGCTCCAGTTATAGTCATCGCAGATGTACTTAATGATGTGACAATAGTTGTAGCTAAACCGTTCGTAGAAACAACTACTGGAGTATTTGTAAAGGCAACGGGGAACGTATAGGACGCTGTCCCGACAGCTGCTGCACAATAAGCAATTACTTTCTTATAAGTGGCTCCTTGGAAAGATTGGCTATAAGCAACAGTACCGCTTGTTGATGCATTCACTGTAGTTGTTGCCGCAAGTATACATGTAGGTCCTTGGGAAATCTGATCGCTTGTAATCGTCAATGATGAACCATAGGTAGATGTATGGCCACCACCTTGGAATGTCACAGGACCTAATTCTAAAGCTCCTGAACCTGATACGGTATTTGCAGCAGATGTACCAAATTGGCAAAAATAGAGATAACCATTTCCTCCTGATGAAATACTGATACTATTACTGCCACCGGGCAATGAGCAATTGCTCAAGTATACACTTCCACCTGATGAAATTGTTACAGTACCGCTACCAATCTGACTATCATAAAAGTAAGCACTTCCATACGTAGAGTTGACGGATCCATAAATATATGTGTTGTATATAGAAATTTCAACATCACCAAGACTAAGAGCTACGATAGAACTATTATTTGCGCTTATGGAACAATCTTTAAAAACTGTAAAACCATATCCAGCTGAACCATTATAAGTATTTCCGAGATAAGACCCGCCTGTTGATAAATTGGCTAATTTACAATTGATAAAATTACAGAAAAAATAACTATTAGGAAATGTGCCGGGGACACTATGATTTGTAAATGCTGTTGTTGAGTTATTAGATATAAATTGGATGTTTTGAAAACTAGTATATGTATATGATGTACCTGTTGCTGTAATTTGAGCATTTCCGACAATAGTGACAGCTGGAATCCCTTGAGTAGGAGGTTCTGAATATGCAATAAATGCTGTTGTGGCACCTAAAAGACTGATCCCTTCTGTCGTCAATGTGATGTTTTCAGTATAAGTGCCTTCTGTAATGAAAATCGTAATAGGATTTCCTGCCCCATAACCAGCCGTTTGAGCCGCTGTAATAGCAGACTGAATAGTTGTATATGTCCTACCTGCACCAACTACATATTTATAGGCACTCTCATTTAGAATACCGCTATCAACATACGTTTTTGTCGTTAATTGTGTTGAGGTTGTCGGCGTCAAGCTTGATGTCGGAAGATTTGTGTTAAACGTATTTGTTCCTGTAAAGGCATTCGCCCCTGATATAGCTGCAGCTGTACCGACAACTGAAGCAACAGGTATTGTTGCAGATGTAATGTTAGCCCCAGAAAGAACAGGAGCAGTATCAAATGTAAGACCGTTAATTAATTGTGAATTTGACATTTTATATGTTCCTATCCGTTAGTTTGATTGAAGCGTGTAAGTTGTGAACCAGCTGTAACCCGTTGCAGAAGGCGCAGTAACTTGTACGAGAAGGTTCGTACCGCTAATAACAACGTTGAATGTTCCTGTTGTTTGAGCATTTACAAAAACAATAGGTGTTCCAATTAGGGTCAATGTTCCCGAGACACTAACAACCGTTGCATTAAAGCTACCACCCGTAGCATCAGCATAAGTACTTGTTGTTGACGCATTTATTGTACCTGCAATTGTCACAACACCGTTCGTAGGAACAGGGACAGAAAGAAGAGTTGTCGCAGATGTACTTGAAGTTGCAACGGTAGCTGTCTTTAAACCACCACCAGCAGGTGCCGACCAAGTTCCATTACCAGAAGCATCAGAAGTAAAAACATAATTTGATACGGCGCCCAAAGGAATCTTGATTGAGTTTGTAAATACGGCTTGCGGTGTGAAAGTATTAACAGCTGTCCAGGTTTGAATAGCCCCTAAAGATCCATAAGTTGTGTCTCCATAAGTCTTAGTGATCAACTGAGTCGAAGTCGTTGGCGTAACAGTTGAAGTCGGAAGGGCTGTGTTAAACGAGTTATTTCCTGTAAAAGCATTAGGTCCAGCAAGGGTTACTTCACCAACTACAGTCGCATATGTCGCGTCAGCAAATGCCTTTGTGATCAACTGAGTCGAAGTTGTCGGAGTCACTGTTGATGTTGGAAGAGAGGTATTAAAAGTATTTGTTCCCGTGAAAGCATTTGTTCCTGATAGAGCCGCAGCTGTACCGACAACTGAAGCAACAGGTATTGTTGCAGATGTAATACTTGCCCCAGAAAGAACAGGAGCTACACCGAAAGTCACCGCATTCGTATTAAATATGTTTGTGCCCGTAAATGTATTATTACCAGCTGCTGTTACACCTCCGGCAATTGTTCCATATGTTGCATCACCGTAAGCCTTAGTAATGAGTTGAGTCGATGTTGTCGGAGTCTCTGTTGAAGTCGGTAGATTTGTATTAAACGTGCTCGTTCCCGTAAATACGTTTGCTCCAGATAGAGAGGCTGCCGTGCCAACGACTGATGCCACGGGGATTGTTGCCGCCGCAATAGATGCTCCACTCATAACAGGCGCAACACCGAAAGTTACAGCATTTGTATTGAATATGTTTGTGCCTGTGAAAGTATTGTTACCACCAGCAGTAACTTCACCAGAAATTGTAGCGTAAGTCGCGTCACCATAGGCTTTAGTAATAAGTTGCGTTGAGGTTGTCGGTGTAACCGTTGACGTCGGAAGGTTTGTATTAAACGTATTTGTACCGGTAAATACGTTGTTACCGAGCTGACTCACATCCCCTGAACCCGCAGCAGTCCATGTTAACGTCGTAGAATTTTGTGTAGCCAATACCCAGCCTGGATTGACGGAAGGATTAAGGGTAATCCATGTACCCCCGTAGTAGTACAATAGAGAACCATTTGTTGGCGTAAGTGTAGCAATCTCTGTTAAATAAGCATTAGCTGCTTGATAATCAACATTTGGTGTTGCAATAGCAAGAGCAACACTACCTGAGGTAACAGTTTGTTTTAAGAGTCCCGAAGTTAAGCTTCCTAAGTTTGTAGAGTTAGGAAGATCAGGAGCAGCCTGAGTCACAACATAATAATTAGCATCACTAGCGGCACCACTAACCGCAGCACTAATCGTTAAGTCTGTTTGTGTTCCTGTATCTACATATGTTAAGCCGACATTAGAACCAGCAACAAGGTTAAAGCTACTATGGGGTGCCCCGGCATTCGATCCGTTAACTTTAATCTGTGTTAACTGTAATGAGGTTGATGGGTTAACACTTATTGTAGGATTACCGGCCTGACCATCACCATTAGTAATTGAAATAGAAGAACCGCCAGTAAAATGTCGCGTAATAAGACCACCCTCAAGTTGAGGAACGCTAATAACAATTCCGAAAGAATCCGTATTTTGAAGCGTCATTATATTAGCAAGGTTTCCAGTTGTACTTGCTGTATAAGTTGAACCACCTCCGGCATTTAGATAGGTAAGACCCGTATTAGCACCGGCAACTAATTGTTGACTTAAGGGGATGCCATAAATCGGATTGGTTGCAAAATTACCGATGGTTAAAAAATTTATAAGGGTTGGGTCAAAAGCCATTATGCGTACTCCTAGGATGATGTAAATGTTGAGATGCCATCAGAATAAGCACTGGTAACATCGGGATAAGTGGAAGCAACCTGCAAAACATAATAAGTATGTGGTGCTAAGCCTGTGATGGTGTAGGTAACAGTAGGATAAATCGTGGCGGGTATATCGAAGATAGGGTTTTGTACAACAGTGCTTGTCCATTGAACGACATAACTTGTAGCTACTGATACAGAATTCCAGGATACGGTTATTGAGTCATCAGTTACGGAATCAACAACCAATCCGGTTGGTATCGGCGGTGTATTTTGACGTAAGAGAATACGAATAATCGGGGACGGTTGAGGATCAGGACGCAACCATGCCGGGGCTAATTGAGCTTGTGGCACATCAACATGATCTTTATGGGTATAAAATCCTGTCCATTGAATTTGACTTCCCATATATTGCATAACGGGGACCATGTCATCGACCATAATTGGTAAACCGCGAATATCATCGCGGCCATAAGGCATAAGATCATCTTCATCTACATAAGGAATACGACCCCTATAATTACTCATGCGAAACCTCCATCTAAGCTAAAGCGTGCTTGTGAAGGGACATTTTCAGTGTCTTCTTGTCCTGCTAATTGATAAACTTGTTGTGCTGCTGCAAAAAGTTGTTCATATCTATCCGGCGCATAAGCAATCGCTAATTTAGCGGCTAAGCCTGCTGTAGCAGGTTCGATAAAACGTGAGTTCGCATCAATAGAATTTTGAAACGTACCGCAATCTTGGATATAGCGCACACAGTTAAAGACAAAGAAATCATAAGGTGAAGTAACGGTAGGCGTTCCATAGATTCTAATGACACCTGGGTTAACTCTATCAAACCAGTAAGTCGCTGCGGTTCCTGATGATATATTAAGACTTTGTTTAATATTGTCCTCACGTGATTGAGGATTCATCGATTGGCTACCCTTAGGGATATTTAAATAGATCTGAGCGATATTAAGAGTTGCACCACCGCTTTCACGAATACGCCAATTTACCGCTGCGTAGGTTGTTGGTAGAGACACCCATAGAGGCATACCAAAGTAATAAAGTTGAGCCGGTATGTTTAAAACGTTAATCCAATCGCCATCACCTGGATCTGCTAGAAAAGAACAATCGACACTAAGGGTATAAGTCTGTGTTGTATAAGTCTCGATGCCCACATATAAGATAGGTTGAGGCGTCGTATATAGATAAGAAATATTGCCATTAATTGATGTCTGAGTGCACGGTACCGATACCCCGTAAGTAAAGGGATATGTGAAAGCATTAAGAGCAACGCCTCCCGCACTTGAAGTAGCTGTTCCTCCTAAGATATCATTTCCAGTAACCAAAATACCGTCTAAAATCTTAGAGGTGTTAAAAGGCATTGAGTATACAAACTGATACGGAACAATGGGGATGATATATTGAATAACAGTAAAGAGATTAAGACCGTGGTTAGGCCAATCACTTAAGACAAAGTCTAAACATGTCTTCGCATCTGCATATCTAATACCGTCTTGCTCATAGTTTTTAATACCACAACGTAAAAATGCATTACGGACAATGAGATCTACATCAATCGTTGAAAACGTGTATTGAAGCGATGTATTTGTATATTGTGCAGACAAAGGCATTTAAACATCTCTTTTTAGCGACTATTTACCGCGATACCGTAAAGCTAAGTTGGCGCGTTTCCGTTCCAAATCAGAATCTGAATGGGTAGCCTCTTCCAAACGACGTGTCGAAATCTTTCTATCTTCAGGAATATCTAACTCACGATGAAGAGCGCCTTTTTTAGAATGTTCCGAAGCTTCCTGCATCCAATGATCATTTTTAACTTCGCCACCTTTAGCATAACGTTGACGTCTGCGATTATCGTTGATGTCAACTTCATCTTCCGAATGCATGCCTTTTTTTCTCAAACCATTTTCTTTACGTAAGACGTCTCTGAGTGCGCGACTTAATGCCATTAGTAAGTTGCTCCTTGTTGCATGATGGTTGCTGTAAATGTTCCGGTGCCTGTAGCAGATATCTCAATTGAGGTTAGTGGAATACTGATAAAACTCACGATTCCATTTGTTGTAATCGGATTCACAAGACCTGTAGGAGAAACAACAAAAGGAGGTTGCGTAATATTTGCTGTGAAATAGTTCGTATCATCTAAGCTGTAATTAAGGCTTAGGGATTGAGAAGCAACATTCGTAAAGGCCACAGAATAATTATTAACATTATTCCAAACATCGGCAAAAAACGGCATTGTTGTTCCCGTGCTATAGCCAATAGATAAAGTTGTTATTGTTGTTGCCATCGTGGTTGGAACAATGCTTAAAATTTGTGAGTAAAGATTAGCACTTGTATAAACCGTTGATGCCGCCGTACACGTAATGGTTTCTGTTACGATCGATGTTTGTGCTGGCAACTTATAAGTAGGATATATACTAACGATTCCCGTTACCTTAAACACAACACCAGCTTCTGTGGAGTCAAAAGTTATGTGTCTCAAATTGTTTGACGGTAAATTATAATTATAAGAAATAATGCCTGACCGAGGATTGCTAATTGGAATTCCATTAACCAAAGGGATTGATTGATTCAAATAGGATTCATTTAAAGACCCTGTATAAAGGGCTATTGCACTTGTAGCAGGCCAGGTAACAACATAATTTTTAGTATTAAATGCCATTTTTATTCCCTACGATGTCGGTAAATTATTGTAGACAGTCATATCTGCTGGGTACTGGACACCCGTTTCATCAAACGGAATTAAGACAGGGACAGCAACAATGGGATTTTCATCATCATTCGCATAAATGATTTTTTGAGCCGAGGAATTGATTTGACCATTAGCCCCATCAGTCAATAACTGAGCTTGTAGATATGAATCTGCACCAACTACATAATAACAAACGGTAAGAACTTCATTATTAGACGAATTCGGTAGAGTAACGGTACCGTTAGCATCCCCTGAAGTCGCAGAGGGAGCCTCTATCCGCCAATTATTGCCAGGCGTAATATTTGCATAAGAAAAGGGAGCAGGATTTGCGATCGCATTGTAAACACATGAAATAACATTTCCGACACGTGGCAAATAATAAGGTAAGCCGATTACATAATTCGGGAAACATTCAACAGTTGACATATCTACATTTAATTCGACAGAAGAAATGTATTTAAATGTCTTTGTTGAAGCAACAGAATATTCTGAAGTTGTAAAAGAAACAGTATTAATAACTTCTAGATAGTTAGAATCATATCCTGTAAAAGTAACAGTTCCATCTTCAGTAAAATCAACTAGGTTTTCCCGTTCTAATAGGAGGCCTCGTTGACAATCAAGAGGAATAACAGGAACGGGTATACCTTCAATAGTTTGTAAATTTGCACCAACAAGCGGCAATGGCACATCAGCTTGTGCATTATTGAAAGCTACAATCTGCAAAGATAAAGCAGCGTTTGATTGAGGAATACAATTAAAAACACAAATTGGAGGCTGATAAACACCTACTCCAAGAATATTTGAAACATTAAATAAATCTTGGCTATTTCCATTCTGTACCTGTGTCGGTGTTACGTTCGGCATATATCACCTATTACGTTACAGGATTATTGAAATAAAGATTGTATTCAGACATTTGGCCTGGATATTGAATGCCTGTCTCATCTCCAGCAACAAGCAATGGAGGTGGTGTATTGGCTGGTCTTGGTGATACTGCGGGCGGAGTCGGATAAGGACCCGGACTTGGATAACCGATCAGGTTATAAGCTGTATAATCATTGGCTGCTAATGCATTTTGCAATTTTGAATCCGCACCATATACCCAATACAAAACTGAGAAGACAGACGCACCGTTAGGATTTGTATAAAGTATAAAAATGCCTCTGGCATCGTAGCTAAACATCGATGGGGCTTGTATTCTCCAATTGTTATTAAAAAAACCGACTTCTGTTGCAGAATTAGGATCTGCAGATGAAAGTGGCGTTAGTGGCTGATTGTTATAATTAACCGAAATTATTTGTTGTGTGCTTAAACACAAATGAGATGGGAGAGAAATTCC